GCTTAGCTGTCGTTGGATCGCGAACATCACCCTCGATGATTCGATCGGCCACAAGCACCAGCTTTGATGGGACTGGAGAGCCCGGCGTTATCAAGGCAATGATCGGCTTCTCCATCATGATGGCCATACCAAGCTCGACGGCGAACTTCACGTCGGTTGGTCCCTTAGGTATCATCGCGAGAACAGCACCAGATTGTTGCATCCCCGGTACCATCTTCTCTTCTACCTCACGTACCCACTCTTGGACTTCGGAGTCTTCCCAATTGGTCATGTTAATCCTTTCGATAGGCGAAAAACGAGAGCCCTTGTAGGGGCTCCCGCTGAGGTACTACTTCACAACGGTAGGGGACTTCCTGGTGGTCTTGGTCTCTGCTGCCAGTCGGAGCTTCCGCTCGGTTTGCTTCTCGTCGAGCCAGTCGTTGGCCTTCGCCCACTGCCACGACATCGCGCTTCCGGCTGCGGTAGCCGCTGCGAAGAACAGTAGGAACTGCACAGTGGTACCGACCTTGGAGGCGGTTGTGGTGGGGGGTGAGGTGTAGGCCGCGGTCTCGAGCTCGTAGAAGTCTTCCTTGGGGATGATGACTGAGTTGCTGAGGTCCATTAGGATCTCCTTGCTAGATGTGGATGTTTCTCTCATTATGGGGCATGTATAAGGTGCGAAAGCTGTAAGCCCTTGTAGGGGGCTTACAACCGTGACGCTAGAGTTTGGTGACGACGATACCGTCCTCGTATGTCGCATCGGGGGCCAGGTTCTTTCCGATCGCGTTCAGGTAGTTCAGCTCGAACTGTCCCAGTCGTGTGTTCTCGTTGTAGAACTCTCGCACGATCTCTTCGGTAGAGACTCGGTGCGAAAAGTGCTGTTCACGATTACGACGAATGAGAGGCTCGAGGCGTTCCATCTGCTCGATCATGATCTCGATGGCCCGCATTTGCGGTTGTGAGAGTGGCATGGGGTTTACCTTTCTATAGATGTCATTATAGGGCGTGTTCTTTGTGCGAAACTGAAAGCCCTTGTGGGGGCTTCCAGTAGAAGGGTTACTTCTTGACAATCTCGCAGAACTTGTTCTTCTTGGGAGGAGTGACGAACTCGTAGTCACGGTTGAACATGTTGTCCGGGCACCAGCAGTTGCCAAGCCCAACGACTGTCGGGGCGTTCTTTCCTCCACCGACGTAGATGGCTTCCGGCTGATTGATGATCAGCCAGTCGCCGTACGTCTGTGAAGGACCGATCGTCGCGAAGCCACCGGGAAGGCAGGCTACTGCGATCGGATAGGTTTCGGGGGTGATTTGGAGGGCCATCATCTTCATGAGGGTTTCCGTTCGGGTTGAGGGTTATGTCATTAGAGGCCCTGTTTTCCTTGCGAAACCGAAAGCCCTTGTGGGGCTCACGGCTGTGAAACTACTTCTGATGTTTGGCAACTGCTTCTTCAACGAGATCCTTGATCGTCGCGTTCTCTTCCACAAGCTTATTGATGGCTTGCTTCTGAATGATGACCATCGACATGATCGATTCCAAGGTCGTGGTAGAGATTGTGGCTTCTCCACCGTATGACTTGGCAATCGTTCCGGCGAGGCCTTCAACCAGCAAGTCAGCACCATGGCTGAGTTTGTGGATAACTGCGAGGAATTCGGTGTCGTCTCTTGACATGATTGTCCTTTCAGATAGGTTTCATTAGAGCGCATGTTACCTACGCGACTCAGGAACTTCTCTCAGCATCTGAAAGATGACGTTCTTGATAGTGGACATACCATTAACCAGACGAACTTTTTCAAGCTCCATCTCAAGCTTGTCCACTTCGTCTTGACTCAACTCGAAGTGAAATTGATAGTTAGGCTTTGGCTGAACTCGCCTAATGGGCTCAAACATTCTCATGGGGTCTCCTAATAGGTGTTGTTGATCCCTCAAGACGAGGGGCAGAGCCGGGAGAGTCACTTCTTAACCCTGCCCCCCGCGTTCAGGGATCAGCCGGTCTTAGAGAACGGCTTCGCCATCTTGTCGGTAGCTGACTCGAACGGAATCTCAGATGCCGCACGCTTCGAGATGATGAAGCGAACGACAGTTCCGATCATCAGCAGTACTGCGATGCGGACTGCGACGTCCTTCCAGGTGAGTTCCTTCATGAAGTGGAAGGCCTTTCGTCCGTGACCGTCTCGGTCCGCTCGACTGTGGTGGTCTCCATGTCCTCCCGAGAGGTCAGACCTTCGGCCGGCTCGGGCTGGGACGAGGTCTCAGTTGCCCGGTCCATGCGCTTGGGGTCCGCAGGGTCCTGGATGTCACCGTGCTTGATGCGCTTGCCTTCGTACTCGTCTTCCCGGATGGTTTCCAAGGTGATCTCCTTTGGGGTTGGGTATCCTGACTGGATACCTCACTGCAAGAGGCAGACCAACACGCTGTCTCTTACAGACAAATATCAGTCATGGTACATAATTCGAGCTTCTCCCCCCTTTCCGTGAACTGCCTCTACCTCCATCATGTTCGGACAAATAACAGTGGAGTTGTATTCACTCGAGTCCCAGTGGATAACAGCCGTTCCATCTGTGAACTCGACGCCCTCGGCGACAATCTCGTCTGTGAGATTCTGAAGCACGAAACGTCGCATAGTCATCAGTCTGTCGCTCTTCGGTTGAACTCGACCTTGGTCTTGACGGGGACCATCTCGAAGCTCTTCTGGAACGACGTGTCAGGATATACCTTGAATCCTGTGCCGGCGTACAAGATCCAGTCGTTGTGAAAAGCCTTGGTCTGTCTCTCGTTCATGGGGTTGTGCACATCTACCTTGATGTACGAAGCGTGTCCGTCGTTCTCGACGACCCCACTACACCATTCTGCAACCTCGTCCATGTTCGAGTCTTGCACCTGAATGGCGTCAACGGGAAAGGACTTACGCACATACTTGGTTGTCTCAATCATGATCCTTCTCTCTTTGAAGATGGGTATAGCTCTAGCACAAGCTCGTTCAGACGCCTCATCGCATCGGTGTATTCAAGAGTCAGAAATTCCTCCCCGCGGAAAAATATGGCTAGATCTTGAGGAAGCACTGCAACATGGTGCTGTACTTTATCTTCAGTCTCGAATACTAGCTGGAAGAATATCGTCTCACTCGGATGGGTGTGAATCGCCACCTCGATTACTCGGTTGGTGTCCATAAGACATTCCTTCAATCTCCGATGTGGGCATATGTATAGGGGTGGGTGGGCGGACTCGCGTCTGTTCGCGTTGTTTATCCATCTCGAGTTGGTTGCTTCTCTCGAGAGCTTTGGTAAGCTTCTCAATAGCCTTCATGGCATCTCGATCAAGTTTCATGACCACGACATTACTAGTAGCCATCATTCTCCTAGGGGTTCGAAGGTAGCTGCAAACACCTCCTGACACCGAGGGAAGAACTCACCCTTAGTGCCCTTAATGATCCAATCACCTTGCTTAACGCCATACCAGGTGTCATGGAACTTGTCCCAGACCTCAGCGATAACCTCGGGATCCTCATGATCCATTCGAGTGTGTACCGGATTGAAGATATACATCGAGACATGTTGCCCATCTCGAGTCACATACTTCCCACAGAACTCTTGCAGTTCTGCGAAATTGTTACCGTCGAATTGGACGGCTTCAACTTCTAGAGGTCTGTATTTGAATTTCACTCATTCTCCTCATTCTCGAAACTCGGAGTGCGGGTGTCGATCTCGGGTGTTTGGTTCTGGTCTTGAAGCAAGGACGCATACATCAACTCGAGTTCGTCCTCGTTCAACGTGACGAATATGGACTTGAGGAAGCCCGAGTATCCACCGCCGGCCATGTCGCTCCACCAGCCGTTGATCATCACGTCGACCTGCTTGATGTCCGCGGCATCTAACAAGGCAATCTCGTCCATACCAAGTTCAGTATGGCTCTTAGAGGTTATTACCACACAGCGCGGTGGTCGCCCCTTCTTGTAGTTCAGATTGACTTTGAGATGGTAGTCGCCTTCCTCGTCGTCCTCACGAGGCTTGAGTTGCTTGACGCGCCATCCCTCATCGATAAGCTTTTTCGCCAGACCGGGTTCGAGAACTACCGAGAAGTTCCGATCTCCTTCGGAGTTGTACTCTCGCTCACGTCCAGCGAAGTTTCGAAATATGATCCTTGCATCTTGAATCATAAGGCTCTTACTGTCCGGCATCTTCATCATCCTCAATAGCTTTGTCATAGTAGACGCTGTAGGGTTCAAGAACCCCTACAACCTGTCGAACGGCTTTCACAATCTCGTCAGCCTTAGACTGCTCGATACTGTGCCAGCTGATACTCAGATATACCTTCTCGTCTTCGTCCATCACACACCTACAAGAGCACGCCACGCAGCTCTCTCGGACTCGAGATTCAGCATCTCCTCAGGACCGATGATGCCTGGAAAATCGAACCAGTTGATGGCGATGGGCGGAGGTACACCTTGATCCGGTACACCAAGACTAAGCTTGGCTACTTCGCTCTTGAACCAAGCGATTCGACGAGAGCCGTTCGTGTCCCCCTCAACCGACGGCATACAGAACTCGGGAATGATCCATCCCGAATATATCCCGCCTTGTACATCTGAATGAACTTCTCACTCATCTGACGAGCAGCGTAGGGATAGAAGTCATACTTGGCCGGCAGTCCATCCATGTCGATACCCAGCAGGTCCGCGTTGCAGTGGAAGTTCGACGGATTGATCCCCGCAGTCGAGTCCACAGACCATCCAGACAATGTGTTACACGTCTTAACCTTAGCAATATGCCCGGCATTGCGAAGCCTCACCACAGCTGCGTGAAAGGCGTTCTTGTAAGCAAGCATGGCAGGCAGAGATGCACCTTTGCGGTACTTGACATCGGCTTCGTGAATAACCTCCACGGTGTCATTGTCAAGCAGGTTCTTACAAGCCGTAGCAACCTTCGCATCGGTGATTGTGGAAGTAGGCTTCCATGAGTAATGAATGTGGGATGCGGTCTCTGGACGAATGACGGCAATGGCGAAGTCGCCTGGGATGAACGCACGAATGCTGGCCTTCGCACCATACCGAGCAAGAACTCCGGTGACGCCACCCGTAGGCGTCGGACAAGCTCCGATGAAGGTCTTGCGTACCGCCGGCGGTGGCTGCAGCTTGTCGACGAGTATCTGAAGCCGAGCAACTTCGTTTATCAGAGGTGAGGTTGCTTCGGTTACTCGCTCCTTCGTGTACTGCTCTACCATATGTCCTACATTGGTAAGCAAGCTGCTCAGATCCGTCATTTACCGATCTCCTCAATTTTGTGTGGGGGTACAAGTTTTTGACAATTGGGACAGAAGTCTGTCTCATCGACGGGATCATACTTCCAACCCAAGGTCGTCATCCAAGCTCGAGCAGCCATTCGATCGGGCGTGTGCACGTGGTCAAATATGAAGCATCCATCACACTCCATCTTGACCACCACAACGGCCGTCATCTGATGCTCTCGTACTGCATGTCGAAGGCCACGGCTCCCGTCACATAGAAATTGCCGTTCACCTTTACGACGTACATGCCTTGACTGCAGCGCTTTTTCCCCTCGGGGGTTTTTACGTTCAGCCCCTCGAATATGGTGTCGTGAAGCATGTCCCGTTCTTCTACGACCTGGCTCTGAGTCCAGTTGGCTACGGCATCGACGTTATCCTGTGTGAGCTGCACAGCCTCAACGAATATGCCATTGCTCTTGTTCATGTATCTCTGCATGACTACCCTTCCGCTACTCGGATAAGCGCCAGCCTTGCCGGACCGTCCACGTAACGACCACAGTCGTCACAGAACAGATACCACATGGGATGGGTAACCGCTCGCAGAGCCATGTGGGGGCAGCGTCTGCGAGCAGTTATGCCAAACCAACCACGATACGTGTATGTCAAGCGTTCCTCCGCTTCTGAATGTAGACCATGGCCTGATCAGGATTGTTGCAAAGCATGATCGTGTTCTCATCCAGTGCAATGCAAATTTGACCTGATCGAGCTATCTTCCGAGCAAACGTCAAGAGCTCAGCATTGGGAATGACAACCGTGACCTTTGAGTTCTTGGAAGGTGTCGCCTTCTTACGAGGCTTCTTGGCGACCTTCTTGGCAACCTTCTTGACAGTCTTCTCATCAAGGCTGCCGGTCTTTTGTACAGCGGTGTCTCTGAGCATGGATACTCCTCAATAGGTATGCGAAAAGCAAGAGCCCGTGTAGGCTCTTCTATTATAGGGCTTGTTATTTCTACGATATGAACCACTCGAAATCGCCGAACTTCTGGATGGTCTTGACGGCCTCATCAGCAAGTCTTTCGAAGTACGACATGTTGATGTTGCCGACTGCTTTCTCACCCAGCTTTTCGACTACGTCGGCCTCGAGCCACAAATATCCCTTAGTGCCGCTAACAGCGTAGTGCTTGTCATCCACGATGCGATAGAGTGAGGCACCGTTGGCGCCTTCTCTCACAGGGACAAATCTCCCTGTGCGACCGATGAACTTCAAGCTCTTCTTCTCAGGGACTACGGGCTTGTCATGCTCGAAGTCAAGATATAGAGCGCCCTTCTGTACTTGCTTCGTCTCACAGAAGTCATCGAATACGACTGGCTCATTGCTGAACAGCTTCTTGTACACAAATGGGTGCTGGAACTGCGCACCCACTGCTTCCCATTTGCCGTCAGACTTCTTCGCAATATAGACCGCGTCATTCACAAGGCAGAACTTGTCGTAGGTAGCCTCATGCTCGAAGTCGTACCCATACTTCTCACCAAAGCGAACCACGAACTCACAGATCTCAGGTGTGGCGTTCGGGATCTTGATGGAGTCTGTCTTGATATGAGCGACGGTGAAGCCCTCAGCCTGCACAGCGTGCTTGAGATCGATCATGAACAGAGCACCGCGCTTAGCAACGATGTTGTCCTGGTTACGTCGATCTCGGAAAGGCGTGTCGAACTTCGCACTTGTTAATCCATAAACCGTGTTGATCACAATCTTTAGAGCATACGCAAGAGCCTCGGCATGCGCGGGATCCTCAAGATATGGAACCAGCTTTCCGTTAAGCATCTGTCGCGCATTGTTATAGTCTCGATGCTTGATAGCCATACGAGCATTCTTCAGATCAGAGAACTTCGGCGTGTACTCGTTTCCGAACAAATTCAGCTGTTCGATGGATGTAGGATGCATGGACGCGATGTCCAATACCGCCACATTTTCGTACATACCAGGCTCAGAATAGACGTATCCTCCCTCGCCAGGCTCTTCATCGCGATAGTAACTCTTGCCCAATTCGAACCGATAACCAGGAAAGTCCTTAGCCAAGTTCGTGTACTTGAACTGCGATTGAGGGTTTCGATCCTTGCCAAATATGATTCGAGCGGTGTGCTTCTGCGTTGTGTCATTGACTGTCAAACCGCTGAGTTCGGCAAGAATCTGACGCGCGATGAAGTCCTGCTTCCGTGCATTGAACGTGGCCTCAGTTGTCTCCACGTCATTCACACAGTACTCAACGACCTTGTCCCACTGGTCCTTTGGAACTGGCTGATCCCAAGGAATATCGAGCTCCACGTGACGAAGCCCTAGCTCGATCTGGAACTTCTTCAGGCTCTGCTTCTTCGAACTGAAGTCGTAGATATCAGTGTAGGAGATGTTGAACGCCTCACCGAACAGAGCATTGCGATCGTTGTTGATGATCTTCTGGCTCAGCTTGTACAGTTCCTCATTGCTGTAGCCCATGAATCGAGCGTAGAGGATATGGTTGTCGTACCGGCGATTGTTGAAGCCGATCAGACGGTAGCCTAGAAGAGGCTCCACGTCCTTACCAGGTGGGTTGATCATCTTCTGGACTTCAGTCGCACCTTCGTACTTCCAGCACACTACGAAGAGGTTAGGATATACCTCCACGTCAAAGAACACCAAGCGCATGTCCTCTGGACCGTTCTTGTCCGTCACACCTGGGTGGTAGATCGGATCCTTTTCCATGAGGTCGACAATATCCTTGCCCTGGAACTTCATCTGTTGAACGATCTTCAGGCACTGCAGAGCCTGGTTGGTGCTGTTGTTCGCGAAAGCCATGATCTTCGGCTTCAAATCTGTCAGGTCATACGAGAGACCATCTTCGTATGCCTCGTCCATGATCTTCTTGATGAAGTCGATCGAGGACTTTGTCCTGGATGTATCTCCTTTCGAAGATTTCGAGCAATCAGGTCACGCATCCCCTTCTCGCTCTGAATGGTCTTTACATCCAGCATCTTCTTCTCCTTCAGGGGGAGTCCGGAGGATATGATTCCAATAGGTACGCCGTTACACTTAGTGAGGTCGACGACGTAGAGAGCTATCTCCTGTGAAGACCTTAACTTCAATTCCTTCAGAGAAGACATTAGAGAGTCGGTCAACATCTCTTCGTAACGGTAATGGAGATGTACTCCGCTCCCGGACTTACTAAGCTCGGCGTAAGTAGCGGGCCAGACACTTGCGGCTTCGAGATTCCGTTCAAGGGATTTCTCTCCATCCTCGCCTCTCAGATCAAAGTCAATGACAATATGATGTCCGGGACCTTGACGAAGTGCAACTCTGACGTGTCGATATCGTCGAGTCTCGTCTCAACCTCGGACCACTTCTTCTTGGGGGTCTCTGCCTTAGTGGCCCCCTGGGCCGGCATGTTATCAACTCCCAGTCCAGCAAGGACTCCGTCTGATCTAGTACCAACGAGAAGCTAGGAGCGTCTGCAGACGGTTCCTTGAACTTGTTGGCGTTGAAGCCCTCGTAATAACTGCGTACAAGCTTCCCGTCACGACGAGCCCGATCCTTAAACGAATCGAAGTAGTTCCGCAGCTCTTCACGGAACTTGTACTTAGGCATGATCCGCTCGATGCCTGACTCTCCGCAGTACTCCTTGTACAACGCATAGGCCTGCTCCAACGAGGTACCGTCTTGAGCCTTGAATATGTCGTAGTAGGCCTCGATGAAGTTGAAGAACACGTCCGTCTGAAGCATCATCTCAAGAGGACGATATGCGTTGTAGTAGTTCTTTCCCATGGATCGATACACCTCAAGGCAGTGATACGCAATAGCCCCTAGTTGAAAGTCGATCTGCGTCATGAGAGTGTTGAAGTGGTTGTTCGGAATATAAACACCTGTCGGGTGAACATCTATGAGCCGTCGAATGATGCCCGACTTCGAGTCCGAGATCTTGACAGGTTGGTTGGTACCCATGAAGAGAAATGCATTGACCTTGGCCGTGTAACTCGACTTGAACTTCTCGTTCATCGTCATGTCTTCATGAGATATGATCGAGTTCAGCCTCGCGTTGTCCTCAATTCGAGACAGGTCACCGTCATGCTGAATGGCAGCAATCGGATTTCCCTTGAAGACCTCTGTTGCGACTGGCTGTTGCTACTACCAAGAGCCTTTGCTTCAAACGTCGTGGTATAACCGATGAACAGCTTCTCGATGATGCGCAGGATGGTGGACTTGCCTGAGGCAGGAGGACCATACAGAACGATGAACTTCTGAATATCCTTGGCATCTCCTGCAACAATGGCACCAATAGACCATTCGATCTTGGCACGCTCCTCGACGGAGAAGAGCGTGCCGACAAGCTCATCCCAGCACTGTAGTCACCTGGTTCCAACGCGTAGGGAAGTCGTCGACTGACGTAGTCGTTCTTCTTCACAGGCGTGTTGGCAAAAGTCAGATTCACATCCAGCTGGTGGCTGTTGTCGCCGATCTGACCTATGAACTTCTGGAACTGCGCCCAACTCTGTGTTTCATACGAGCGCATGTCCTTGACGTGCAACTTCTGACCTGCATAGACCTCTTTCTGAGATTCTTGATGTAGTTCCTCATCAATCAGTCGGGCAACGTCGTACTCATCATGTGGACCACAGCCCCTTCTTCTCGTCCCAGATGGCATAGAAGTTTCCCCCTCTAACCATGAGATCAGTCGATCTTCCGACAGTGAAGCCAGGATATAGTTCAATGATTCCGTTCTTCGTCTCCTAGTTCGAATCTGGTAGAAATCCATCCACACTCCCCTGCTTCTAGAGAAGCTCGAGCTGTTCGATCATATAAGCGTTGAGTTGATACCAAAGCTCAACGTTTCTCTGATCATTTGGTGTCCTACTGAGCGGGAATAGTCCACCGTGTCCATCGGCCCCATATGTCCGGAATATGATTCGATTCAATGTGTCGTCAACAATCCTCTCGGCAGATAACTCATAGCTGTACACGTGGTCCGTATACAGATGCAAGCCAACGTTCTCCATCATGTGCCAGAACCACCATGCAGGTTCCTGGTCATCGAGAAAGGACGCATGTCTTGATAGCGATACCAACATCTCAAACATCGAACACCCCAGATCTTTCCAATGTGGATCTGGGGATTACCTGTCATCTCCAGGTATTCGCGGCGAAGTTCCCGACGTCTGTTACTCGGTTATCATCATTCGGGATGAACCAGACGAACTCTTTCTTGTACAGTTGCCTGGCAAGACACCAGTGTGTCCTTTTGGGATTCTTCAACCTGAGTGAGGTGATTTGGCTGTAAAGCCATATCAAATATCCCTCATCCAGTGACTGATCCATAAGTCATCGACGTCCCCCTTTTTGTTCGCCGGCGACGCTCGCCACGCTGTGGTGCATTGAACGGAGGAGTGTTTGCGACAATCTGCTCGACCCGATGCTGAGGCATTGTGGACATCGCGGAATGCTTGATGACCGCCTGCTCAGCCTCATCGTCAAAGCCGAGGATATCGTGGGAATACTTGCTGTGGTGCGAGAGATTTCGAAGTCCATCTCAAGCTTGTCATTGCGGACGTACACCATGTTGGGGTCCGTCGTACCCTCACCGAATCGAGCTAGGTGCTGTTGTCCAACGATTCCCTCGACATTAGGAATGACCTCGTCGCGCTCATCCATGAGGACGTTGTCGCCCATGAAATATGTCAGAGCAGACTGCTCGTAGTCCCTTGTCGTTCGGACCCTCGTTGAACTCTTCCTCCGTGATGATGTATGGAGCGTCCGGAGTACGAAGAGGAATCTCCTTCTGGTAGTCAAACCCGCTGGAGTTCGTCTCATCATCGACAGATATGATCGTCTGCTCAGTGACGACCTTGCCCTGCTTCGTCTTCTTCTTCGTCACGGTCTTCTGCTCCAAGACCTCAGCCTCTGGCACATCCAGCCCTGGTACTCGGTCAAGGCGGACCTTGCCTCCGAGCCGTGAATACGGTCCACGACATCCCCGGAGAGGCGTTCTCCGAGTCTGACTTGTAAAGCTTGCCGTAGAACTGCTTGGCCTACTCGAGCTCGTCCGCGAGCATCTGCTCGTACTTCGTGCCGAGACGCTTGCGAGCGACGTAGAAGCCCACGCCGGCACCGATAGCGAACGATGCCGCGCTGATCGCAACGACGGCCCAGGGCCACGCTTGACCCAGGTGCGGAACTTGTTGTTACCAACGGTCAGGTTATCCAGGTGCTTCTCGGTGACGTCTAGCGCCTTTTCGAGAGTGTCCGAGGTCTCCTCGAGAATATCTGCGGGTCTTACCCGCGGCTTTGATGGCAAGCGCTTCGGCTCTCTCGTTCAGGTCCTTCAGGTTCGACTCAACCTTTACCTTCGGGTGGTCTTCGTTTCACATTGGTCGTTGTCGCCATGATAGGTATCCTTCTCCTAGATCTTGTTCCAGATGGGTCCATCGACATTGAAGTCGAGGAAGATTTCGCCTTCAGGTCCCACGACCATCTCGTGGAACTGGTTCAACTCGTGATTGCGGAACACCTGGAAGTCGACGAAGCCGTCTCCAGTGTGACGCTCAGGGTTACGCGGATCAAATATCCAACCCGTCACTGCTCCGGCCTTCGTGTCGGGCATACCGAGCTCACGGTATACCTCGTTCAGGAACAGGTGTCCCTTAGCACGAAGCTTGTCGTTGCAGTAAAGCTGAACCGTCCTCAGGAACATCACGTTGTACGAGGACTGCTGCTGCCAGTTGGCATTCGAACGATCAAATATCACAGCGTACGGCTTCCGATTGCCGTCACCTGCGACCTTCACGTTCTTCGTCACAGGACCTTCGTCAGTGTCCTCGACGATGGTCTTGTCGGTAGCACCGAATCGGTACTCCCGGTCCTTGTCAGCGCCGACGTCAGCGATGACACGAGCCCGGTAGTCGTTGAAAGCCTCCGTGGTGAGAGTAAGCGCTGCCGTCAGGCCGGCGTTCCTCTTCATAAGGATGCTGTGTGAACCAGCGAACATGCCCAAGGACAACAGTCCAAGGCCGATCGCCGGAGCATAGAGACGCGCCATCTGAGCGGTCGCCTCCATGTAGATGAACAGCATGTCCTTGTTGTACGCGGAAGTCGAGTAGACCTCCGTTGAGTGCCTCAGACGTCCAGCCTTGTGCTCCTTGATCTTATTCTCGATCAAAGTCAGCTCCGACTCAACGCGAAGCGTCGCCCGACAAGCCATGACCGTCGAGCCGATGGCGAGTGCTACGCCACCGGCGAATAGCAGAGTGGGGGAATTCTTCTGTGCGAGAATGACTGGTCTAGCCAGCATTCGTGTCAAGCCTTCGGGCAACTTCATCTCTGTCTCCTAGACATACGTTTTGGGATTGGAGCCGTTGTAAAACGGCGATAACTTGTGTCTTTGGCATGTTGTCGACCTTGGCGTACCACTGGTCGTCAGCAAAAGCCGTTTTCAATAGTCGCCTCTCCTCTGAAGCTCCTACACGGGTCATGGGTCCTCTGTCTAGTCGTTGATTGGTTCGGGTCGGGGGAGATTGAGCAAATATCCGCCTTCACGAGTTCTTTCAACGCTAGCGCTGCGTAGATCTGTCCAGCCCCACCTTTGATCGGTGTATTGGGCACCTACGCCGAGAAATTCATAGAGATCCGCGACTGTGACAATATCGAATTTGACGAGGATTGCGCTGAGGTTATCAAGGACATGTTGAGCCTCAGCACGAGATTCCAGGATGATGTCCCTGAAATCGAATGTTGCACGTGAACGATCCGTCGGCTGCTTGTTCGGGATCCTCGGATCAGACAAGGGTGAATATGATCCGATAGGAGCCTTACCGATGTTGTGGTACTGCATGCTTCCGAGAGGCTGACCTCCATACATCCGAGGAGCACCTGGATGTCCGTAGAGTCGTTGGCTCACAGCAGCATTGACCGACTCAAGGATGAGATGCTTTCCCGAAGGCACAAGAATATCCGTCCAGACCGTCATGAAGACGCTCCTACTGTCTGGCCCCTTGATGAATATGCTCTTGAAGCGGTCCCATCGTGATCTATCACGCTGGATTACCTTGCCAACGACGATCTTCGAGATGTTCTTCTCTTCCACCTTCGGGATCGAAGACTTTTGTCGTTGGGTATGACTCTGACTAGGAAATTCACTTTCCGTCATGCGGTCTCATTCCTGAGCATAAAACGAGAGCCCTTGTAAGGGGCTCCCGTTGGTGAATGTTACTCCTTTACGGGGGGAGGAGGGGGAGGTGTCGGCGGGTTGTAGTGCTTGTCGATGGCAGCATTAGCTTCCTTCTCCGTCTTGACCAGGGATCCGATCAGGACTGAGGTTAGGACGCCAAGGCCGGCCCGAACGGCAAGCTTGACAACAGTGGGGTTCATCTCGTTCCTTTCCAATAGGTGTACGTTCGTTAGAGGGACGGTTTTTTCTGCGAGTTATCCTCGCCCCATGATGCGACGAGCCTTGCGCTTTGCTCGCTCGTTACGCCACCAGTCCTTCAGCCTCTCGATACGCGGCTTGAGCCACTTACCGATCTCCTTGTCGAGTCCTGTCTGGTGGAGTAGCGACCAGGTCGTCACTACAAGACCGATCGATGTGCTCAGGCTTCGCTTGTTGCCCAGGATCAGACCTCGAAGGTTGCGGCTCATGAACTGTGTGCGATCCAGACGCTGACGCTCCTTAGCCGCCTTGATGGCATGCTTGGCCATGTCCTGACGGTCGTAGGCAGCCTTCAGCGCCTGCTCGTAGCCAGGAACGCTCTTGATCTTGTGGTTGATTTCCGCCTGCAGAAGCTTGCGCCTCGTTCCGGCACCCTCGCCGAAGAACATCTCAGCGTAGGCCCATTTCGAGGCGTCCTTCTCGGCGATGCTTTTGATGTTGGTACCGAACATGGGGGTCTCCTTTATAGGTGTGATGATCAACGATCTTCGATATCGGTCATGATGTAATGGAACTTCGCAGCCACTTCCGTATCGGGGCAGTCGTATCGCTCCTTGGCGAGCCAAGAACACAAGCGTTCGGCGTGTTCTCTTCCTTCTGCAGTCGACAGGTTTACCTTGAACGTGACTGTGTACTCCTCGTTTTGATTAAGCAAATGCCGAACCGAGGATTCGTTAAGACTCATCCTTTCAGCAATTTCGGCAATGGAATAACCCGTATCTTTCAGGCTCCATGCTTCCTTGATGTCTTGTGTTCTTGCTTCCTGGGACTTCTTGAAGCGTTCAACGCGGTCGCTCATAATATGATCCAATCTGATAGGTATGCTGGGGTGGGCAACCTTTTCTCCCGGGGGTGGAACGGCGGTCGTTTAAAATCAAGCATCCGTTTACGGGTTGAGACCCCACCAAGAGGACCCTTGCTTGACTCCCATGTTGCATTACATCAATCCCAGTGCTTGCAGGACTGTGCGGGTCTCTTCGGCGCTCGCACCAGTTTTAGCGCCGATTTCTACAACGGTGAGACATGCATTCTTTTGAGCATCCGCACTGATGTGCGGAATTGGTATCTCACCGTACTTGTCCATTTGGGGCATATATCACTCCTTGCCGAGGTTGTTCTCCTTGACGATGTCATCGAACTGCTGGGTCACCGCGGAGCGCTTCCATGCGCTCTTGACTTCGTCCATGAAGTTCCGAACGCTCTCACGAGCCTTCTGGAAGTTGGACTTGGCCGCGATGGCCCGGGGGTGGTTCGGGTTCTCCTTGACGAACCGGTACGTCTGGTAGTACGGACGAGCCTTCTGAGCAAGCCAGTACGTGAGACCGACGGCGAGAAGGGTCTTCTTGAAGCCCCAGCCACCACGCTTGGCCGAGGCGTTCGCCAGCTGAACCGGCTGAGCCTTGACCTCCTTGATCGCTTCCTTGGCGGCGTCCTGGATGAACGTGCCGACACCGATCTTGTACGGGAACCCGATGTCCTGGGCGTACCAGAGCCGGCTCTCGAGCGCGTCTGCTGCGTTGCCGAGAGTCTCTGCCTCGACGGGAACCTTGAAATCGAACGTCTTCATGAGATGTCTGCTTCCTATAGGGTGTTCAGATTTGCTGCAGGGTACGCATCATGCTGATGCGTAGTTGATCTCTGGTCATGGCATCGAGATCGATACCAACCAAGGCATCGAATTCCTCTTGTGTCATGCCCAGAAGTTCTTCTTCGGTGTACTCCTCGAACAGCTTAGGAACAGCTGCCGTCACAACGGGGTCTCCAAGGACGTACTCGAATCCGTAGTCCTCATCACCACCAAGACGCTCGATTGCGACCTGGTTGGCATTCTCCTCAGTGTCTGTTGCACATGTGACGCTGATCAGAAATATCATGCCTGACTCTTCCTTTGCATAGCGATGACGAGGAGCTCACGATCCATCTTGGATGGATCCTTGCCGGCGAGGTGATCGAACTGGTCCTGAGGAAGAGCCAGAAGCTCTGCCCTAGAATATGATTCGATGTCCCTCTCGAGAAGTGGTCCACCACCGATCTCTTCAGTCGATGACTCAAGAACTGGTGCTGTGGTGGGGAGCTCGACGGTCTCAGTTGTCTTCTGCTTTGCTACCTCCTGTTCAACCAGCTTCATAAGCTTTGGCGGGAAGAGACCTTGAATGAACTCTTGCGCAATCTCAGCACCACCCTCACCCATGAACTGGAATATAAGCTCACCCAAGGCCGGGTGCTCTTCGAATGTCTCACGCAGAGGACGCCCGTTCGCGTCCTTCTTTGTGAAGCCCCCCTCATCCGTACGCTTGCCATAGCTCGCAAGGATGATGTCCTTGAAGAGGTAGTAAGCGTCGTTTCCAGACGTGGTCTTCGTCAGCTTCTCGAGATATGCCGACAGTCCGCCTTCGTACTTCAGCTCCATCTCAGCAATCTCAAGCTTGTAGAGGTTGAAATAGAAGTCGTCAGTCCTCGAGTTACCATCGACGTCGTCATACGTGATTGTTTTCTTGATCATTGAGGTGTATCTCCTCGTCAAAGAGAGTGGGGTTATCGGCTTTGAGCTCGAGCATAACTTGAGATACTTGACCATAGGCTAGCGAAAAGCGAATAAAGGCCATGCTCATAGAGTTATACGCGTCCGATAATCCGTTGACTGCTTTGATCAAGTCAACGTCTGTCACTTTCTTTCCTGAGGAACTGTCCATGCGCCTCACCTTCAAAACGAAAAGAGTGAGGCCTAGTTTCCTAGGCCCCTCTCTTGTGAAACGGGTCGATCAGGGGGTGGTGGTGTTCGGGGTCTCCGGGTGGAGGTCCGTGACGACGGCCTGAACCTTCTTCTCACGCTTGAGCTTGGAGAGTCCAGCGTTGATCGCGAGGACGCCCACGCCGGCCAGTGTGGCGACGGTGGCGAACTTCGCGGTCAGCGACTTGGACTCCGGGCTCATCGTGGGGATGGCTTCGGTGACGTCGGTGACGGTGGTGTTCTCGGGGGTCTCGGACATTTCTACTCCTAGATTGTCGGTCATTTCATTAGAGGCCCTGTTTTCTTTGCGACCTCACCCATACCCCCAATCCTTACGATCGTCTACCACACGCATGAAAACCCGTGCTCGGTTCGAGTCCTTGTGACAGTGAGGAGGATATGCTTTCATTCGCAATCCCTCTCCCTCACACGGGTCGCAGCAACCCCAATCACTGCATGTGGCTGTAGTTCCTGAGAGGGGCTGCATCGAAATCAAGCGAGATACACGGCCGTCCGTCATCGGCCAGAACTGGCGTCGGATCGATCTCGAACTCGTCACCCATGGCCGTCCAACCGACGTGATCGGACAACTTGGTGGCTGAAATACCGATCAGCTCGTAGAAGTCGGTCAACGACGCCTCATCGTTCTTCAAACGCTTGGCGTTGACCTTGTTCTGAGCATCCAGAATCGTGTGCATGTCACTGTAGAAATATCGCTCGGACATGGGGTCGAAGCACAGCACATCTCCTCCTCCCGTGATGATGATCTGTGCCTTGTTCGGAGGATGCCGATCGAACTTCTCCTTCGCCACCTCTGCACGCACCTTCGACTCCTTGGTCAGGCCAAAGTGCTCTTTCACCTTGTCCTTGTACTCGGAGTGAGCACGCTGAGAGAGCGCAAAGGCGGTTGCCATAGCTGCTACACGCTGCGTGTTGATGCGATTCGCCATGACGATCGAGGCGATTGTTAGCGCTCCTGCTCCAATGGGCGGAATATAGAGCGTCCACAGAAGTCGTGTCTTGTCCATCCAGTCGACAGGCTTCGCGGTCCTCTTCGATGCCGTAGCATCTTTGGTTCGAGCGATGCGCTCCATCTGGAGGATGCCGGCGGACTTGTATGCAGCCCGTCCGGTCAAATATGCGGTTGCGACCGTGCCGAGTACTCCGATACCCGTCAGATGGTCGGTGAGTTGTCGGTGATGAGCTTGCCTGCTTTGTAGCTGAACTTGGAAAAGTCCATGGGGGTCTCCTTGTATAGGGGTCAGCTGCTCTTGCGGGTGAGTGTTCGGATCGTTCGAATGGCTTCCGCAAGAAGAATCAGCTTCATGCGATCGCGCCGGGACAGAATGAAGGTCATGGCGAACTTCATGCAGATCACTGCCCGATCGTACGTCGTTCGAGCGAAGTACAGACGCACGCCAAGCCAGAGAAGGCGTAAGCGTACGAGGAATATCATCGGCGCCTCATTCGCGGACGAAGATCCAGATGAGCCAGAGCCCACCCGTGAGCAACGTCATGATGACGTCGCCCAAGAAGGCAAGGCATCCGTACTGCTCGAACGTTGGTCTGACCGGACTCGACGTGGCATAGCTCGTCATATCTCATGCGGATCCTTCCAATAGGGGGGGGTCGAAAAGTGTGAGAAGATGTATACGATGGATGGTCGTATCACTTCAAGTTCAGCGGCCGGGTTAGGGCTCGATGACTCATAAGTGTCTTCTCATTAGGGGGCTTGTTTTTTTCGCGAGTCAAAAATTTGAGGAGAGGTATACGGCCCAACGAAAGCTGTATCGTTAACTAGCTGCTTGGTACTTGCTAGCACTCCGGGTAGGATTCTAACCTACACATTCGTGTCTCGGAAACTCTTTCGAGTTCTCTTCTCATTAGAGGCCCTGTTTTCTCTGCGAAACATGTAGACCATGTATTCAATGACAGGCTTTAACTGGAATGATCTCTGCAGCGAAGTAATTGCTGAATTGCATGGTCTCATTAGAGGCCCTGTTTTCCTTGCGAAGAATAAGAGCCCGTGTTGGGGGACTCTTATTCGTGAAGCTACTTCTTGAGGGAGCGGACGGTCTTCTTTGTCGCTCCACCAAGCACTCGAACCACGAGCAGGATGAGTAGCACTGGGATGAGCAGTGCGATCATCATGATCGAGATATCGAAGGCGTTGGCGGAGATCGTATTCCAGATTTCCATGGGTGTCCTTTCAGATTGTATGTCTTCATTATAGGGCTGGTAAATATCGCGAGGAAAACCTAAAGCCCATGTAGGGCTCTAGGCTAGAACCTAGTGCTTCTTGCCGAGGTCTTTGTCCATCTCGTTCAGGTGCTTTCCGGCTTCCTTCATGAAGTCCAACCAGCCGTAAATCGCCATAGCGATTCCGACGTAGGTTAGACCGTTCCGGATCTTGCGGAAAGTGAATCGAAGTGTCTTCATTCTCGTGCCTTTCTAGTAGGGTTCTATTATAAGCCATGTAGAATATGCGAAAACCCAGACCCCGTGTAGGGGCCTAGGCTCAGATCAGAGCTCGATGACGGAACTGCGGTTGCGTGTCCGAACGAACCACACACAGCCGAGGCCCAGAGTCAACACGATGACGAGCACGAGTATGGATGTGCGTCGGCGTTGGAAGAGTCTGGGTCGGATGACGGTGTGGTGGCGGTCGAATCCATAATTGGAATTCAACATGAGTGTCCTTTCAATGGAGGATTGATCTTCATTAGACGACTTGTATAAATTGCGAAGTGATTTTTCCGAACTTCCCCCCGGGGAATTTTTGATATCAAATTATGAAATTTTTAGACAAAATGTACGCTTTGCGAAACCTAAGAGGGCATGTAAGGGGTGTTGGTATCCTTACATGCCCTCCAGGGCGAGCGGTTCCTTTCGGATCGGTGTTATCGAAGTGCGGACTTGATGAAGGTCAACGCTTTCGAGGTCACAATATGTGTACGCTCGTAGGCAACGACCATGAGGATTCCAAAGAGGTTCCCCACCACAACCAGCAACGTGTCAGGCGACACTCCGGGCTTCTTTTCAGAAGCCTTCAGAGTGTGCAGCTTGGCAAGTTGCGTGACTATGATGGCGTATTCTTTGTCGTCCGCATGATAGTTGTCCAGATCTGCGTACAACGACGTGATGGCCTTGTCTAGCGCTGATGCTTCAGGCGGGGTCTTCTTCCAGAATAGCATCGGTCTCCTTATAGGGGGTACGTTCGTTATAGCACTTGTTTACGATGCGAACCCCTAAGGAGAACTACCTGCCATTGTTAGCGCCGAGCAGGTTGACCACAAACCAGAGCAGGAAGCAGATAACGAGAATCGCTACCACCAGCCCGATGAGTCGTTCAGTACTCATGCCGCACTCCTTTCTAGCTACTCGGATTGACCTTGAAGGTGACTTCCTTCTTAGTCTCAAGTTCCTCTGGATCTACGTTGAGACTCAGAGAATATACTTTTCGATCCTCGAGCTCTTCCATGTCAATAGAGCCATCGTATTTCGCTTCACTATGGCTGTACTTTGCCGCTGAGAGACCCAGGAGGACCCCTAGGAAGGCGTCAACAGCCATGATGGTGCCTACTACCTGAAAAGCATTTGGAAGGCTCCAGAGGTCCGCTAGCGCAAAATATAAAGTGCCCAACGCGGGCAGAAGAATCTGCGTAATGAACTTCGCCCAGTCATATGCTCGATTACTCAAATATGGCATGTCACTGTTCCTACAAAGGTGTTGGCCATGAGAATGACTGCTGATTGCAGCAGGATCCCACTGCTGCATGCCGCCCTCATCACGTAAAGAGAAGCAACATTCCTGCGTCCGCGACCTGCAAGATTGTCATATCTCCTAGATCGGCGTCTGTAGCTGAGCGACATATCTTAGTGTCTAAGACCTGAGCTGCAGAAAGCTAGTGTACGCATCGCTCGTTGCGAACCATATCGTCATGACTTTTCTCAGCTCGCATCGCGCGGAGCATTACCGAGAATCTACGATCAAGATGTTAATCAAGTATAATTGCGTCTTCTCCGCTTGAAATACTTCTCTGAATCGTGATGAGCCAGTATGCTGTTCGCTCGTGCTCTTGATTTAGTCATCCAACGACGCTTCGTACTCATTAGCCTGAATGGCAAGCTCTTTATCAGCAGCTCGCCAATTGTGACCTGTTTGCCTCAACGAGTAACTGAGCAGCAACACGTCGATCTTCAAGGCGTTTGTCAAGTTCGATACTCGAAGAGTGATCACCGGTTACGCTCATTTCGCTGTGTAGTGAGACTATAGCGCTGTCAAACGTTCTTGAACGAAGCTCTACTGATCAGCATTTCGATGTCTCTTGAAGAGCTTCTAGAGTTCAGAAGATCTGCTCACAGACAGTACTCTCTAGACATCAGTAACTCGGCTCTGGAACACGTTCTCGAGATCATCTACCTCTCTCATTACCGATCACTCTGATAATGACTCTGCGGTCTGCGTCTTTCGTCATTCCGTACGACCTCCTAGAGCAGTGCCTCCAACTCATTTGGAGTTATCAGCGTAGGATAGTTTCGCTCGCCGTTCTGATCTTGCGTTCGAACGAACTCGCTAACTATCATGGTTTGTGACACCCCGTACTGAGCCATAAGAGTCACTTTATCGCCTAGGTTGTAGTGCACTCCTCGCGATAACCCGATCGAGGAGCTACTTCTGCGTCAAAGAAAAATGTCTCGTTCTTCTTGGCCAAGGCAGCAAGACCAATAGCTTTGCTTGCCGTCTCATTTGCGCTGGAGGACGAGGTATCATTTGAGGATTCGGAGGAGCTTCGTAATTGGGATCATAACCGGTTCATCTGATTGGGAGGATTAGGAGGATTAGGATCATAATTTGGATTCTTTATCTCGTCCTTGATGCTTGCGCTGACATAGAGAATACGACGATTCTCGCCACTTACATCGGAGAAACCCCCGGAGCAAAAACCCTCTGCTGCCAAGTGTCACTAACCACGTAAGCGACATTTCGGTAATCCTTGATAGACCACAGATACTTCGGATCTACGACATGCTCAGCGCTGAGGCTGAACACGAGAGGCTCCCGATCGTTCTGTCCTACCGTTCGATTGACGCCACGGTAAATATAGATCTTAAGGACACATCGTTGTCAAGCTGACAGCGAATGCCGGCAGTTCTCCATGTCAAGCAAACGCAGAATCTCAGGATATAGCTCGCCTGGCTCATGTGCGTAGCTCATCTGCTCACCTGGATGCTCATTAGCACCAATCAGGTTAGCCACTGCTACGTTAGGCACCCTCTGTGTAGGAGATTCCTCTGACACAGTCAGATGAGACATGATCAACGCTCGAGCGGCAGTCGTCGGCCAAATATCATCGTGCTCGTAGATCCACATGTTGTTCTTAGCGCCATCATTGGCATAAGGAATTACGGTTGTTCGACTCTCGAGAATGGTCTCGAATGTACGACCCGTGATGGTGATCTCATCTCCACCTTCAATCGGATCAATCGAGTGAGTCTCGACAGTCATGACTTCCTGGCTGTCTCGAAGACTTACCTTGGACTTTCGGGGTAGTGCATCACGCATTTGATTGACCTTTCGGCTCTTCAGCGTGAAGTCACCAGCACCCAAATATCGCTCAGTCCAGATCAGCGAGCTGTAGCCTTCGACCAGATCTGAATGTTCCCATGTGTTCTGGTTGAGTGAGACAAGTTCCATCAGATCCCCCAATACAACGGGGTGTAGACAAACCGATCCAATTCGTAGCAGCTGGCTCAACCCAAAAATGATTCTCACCAGGATGCAGATCGAACCAAACGGAGTCCGAGGTTAGAGCGCGAATGATGTTGATGTTGTTGTTACCGCGCTCTACATAGACGTACCTTCCACCAGCTGTGGTGCGGATCTTCACTCGATCGTTGTCCTGGAAATTGAAGTTCAGACGAAGTCTTGCTCCGGCGTTTCCGGGACTAGATGACAAGAGGAAGTAATCACGATTTGCCGTGAACTTCATCTCCATAAAGAACCCAGTGCTTACCGTACCGATGTTATCGATCGTGAAATCAGCATGCTTGCCTGGTTCCTTCGAGATCGACTGAGGATGCTCCAAATATGGGCTCAGACAAGCAACGACAACCTGCACCTCAGGCGTCTTTGTGAAAGGAACAATCTCGATCTTCTTCACAAAGCCTTTGGTGAACGCCTTCTCGATCGGACCATTCATCAGCCGAACAAATATGGCGTCACCAGAACGAGGAGAGAGCAAGCCGTAAAGCCGATCTCTCATCGATCCAGCAGATTGTCCAGAGGCGAAGCTCGGGTTAAGACCAACCCGCAGGATGATCTCCCGATTCTGCGGCGTTCGCTGCAGATATACTCCGTCTTCAATCATCACATCAATCTCGGGAGGACCGAGTCCGTCTGCGGCCTTGAGGATGAAGTTGGACGTCGGACGAAGACCAAAGAAGGGTAGGTCGATGTTTGACCGACCATCAAGGCGTACCTTAGTGAATATCATCTAACTCCCAACGCCTCCTTTGCCAATGACAACTGGTTCTTCGTCTGACGATAGATCTCTACTGCTGAAAGAGCCTTCGGTGAGTGGTTGTGCTGCTCGAACTTGAACTCACGATGCTCAGTCTTCGGCGTTTCCTCTTGACGATCGTTTTCTCGATTAGCAAGATCTGCCGACGAGATAGCCCGAGCTCTGCTAGCAGATACCTCGGCCTTGATCGGACGAATATGCGCCATGAGATCGTCGACAGTACGAGCATCTCTCTGGAACTTTGTGAGATCCAGAACTGGAGTGATTCTAGGATTTGCATCCAATCCAGCTAGCTCGTCCATGCCGCGAAGGCCCTTCTTCAGACCACCAACGACACCAATGCCCATCTTCTCAGTCTCTTGAGCACTAAGATTTCCCTTTGCGTTGATACCATCCGCCATACCGATTGCGACCATTTCACCAAGCCAGTGCATCTTCTTAGACGGTGATCCAATTATCAAGAAATCCACAATCTCATCCCAAGCTTCGCTGACGATGTTCATAAGTGCGTTGACAATCCAATCGCTCATGGCGTCAAGGCCGTTTACAACGCCCTCGATAATGGCGGTTGCGACATTCCAACCAGCATCTCGAATCTCTTCCTCGTTCTCACGAATGGCAGTTGCAAGCCCATTCAAGAAGTTGATCAGAAGATTGAAACCAGCATCGATGATGCTCTGCATGTTCTCGCCGATGCCCTTGATGATGTTTGTGACAATCGCAATACCAGCCTTTAGAATCGGCTCAAGATTGTCGCGAATACCACTAAGCAACGCCATTAGAAGCTTGAAACCTGCCGTGATAATACGCGGAAGGTTATCAGCGAGCTTTAGAAGGAATGTCTCAATAATATCTGCTACCGCTGGCACAATTCGATTGAGGCCTTTCCAAATACCTGTAAGGAAGCTAACCAGCAGTGTGACGCCAGCACTAACAATCTTAGGAATCCAAGTGGTTAGAGCCTTGAAGAACGTGACGATGATTCGTCCAACGGTTGGAATAACCGATGGAAGATTATCCTTTATTCCACCAAGAACCGACTTGATAATAACCCAGCCAGTCTTAACTAGCTCAGGATATGCGTCACGAATGATCTGGAAAATTCCTAGAAGCAACGCGGTTATAGCAGCAGCTACGGCAGGTACACTCTTCGTGATCTCTTCTGCTAGAGCTCTAAGAGTTGCACCAAGACCTTCAATCAGCTTAGGTGCTGCATCCTTCAGTACAAGACCAAACGCAACCATACCCAAGCCGATTTGCTGAGCGATAAGCGGGAACATTTGGATAAATCCAATTACGATCGCGGTCAGAACAGCAAACCCAGCAAGACCAGAGGCTGCCAGAGCTGCCAAGCCAGCCGCGAATAGGAGAAGACCTGCTCCAACGGCCACAACAGCAAGACCCATGAACAGGAATGCCTTGGATAGAATAAACAGAGCTGGCGCAATAGGAGCCAAAAGAGCCATTGTGCCACCAATGATTGCAAATATCGCAATCAGAGCGATAAGCGCAATGGCGATCTTCTTCGGATCCATGTTACCAAGACGTTCCAATGATGGAATAAGAAGTTTGATCGCCGTTGCCATAGCAATCATAGCCACAGAGCCTAGGAATACACCCGGATGCGACATTAGAATCATGGCAGCTCCGATAATAAGTAGAGATCCGCCAAGCATCTTCAATGATGTAGATATCTCTGCAGGAGAGAATCCTGCAAAGCGAGTCATAGCCACCGAAATGAGCATCAACGCATTAGCCAATATGAGCAAAGCCGCTGCAGATGCAATCATGTGTGGAGGCATAAGATGCATGACAAGGCCAAGCGCAGCCAACATCGCTACAATCTTGAGACCGCCATCCTTCAGCATCTCTACATCATACTTGGCGTATAGTTTGACAGCTTGAGCAAAGGCTGTAAGCGCTACCGATAGAAGACCGATCGCTATCGAAGCAGCAATCAATGTTGCGCCTCCACCTGATGCACCTAGAATTGCAGTCATGGCGGTGATTCCTGTCAGCACAAGACCGACAGCAATAAGACCTTGTTTAAGCTCCTCCGGGTCCAGTCGGCCTATGACGGCAAGAGCTACCGACATAGCTAACAAGCCTACTCCAAGGCCAATCATTGCCAACGAAAGTGCAGACATCTGAAGTGCACCAGTAAAGGTTGATGTCTTCTCCAGCTTAATAAGCGCCGCAACTAGCATAAGCATCAATGCTGCGACAGCTGCGAGACCTCGCTTTAGTCCTTCAGCATCGATTTTAGACAACACATAAAGTGCTGCTGCCAACAATGCAATTGCCGCTGCGATCTTAAGAATGATGTTTGATCGAACGTCAGTTTGCATTGTCTTAAGATTGCTAGTGACCTGATCAAGAACACCTGTGAAGCTATCGAAGGTTCCTGTAATGGTTTTTACCATGGTTGAGAACTTACCAACGAAGCTTCGAAGCATCATGTACAGCGCAATGAAGAATCCAGTGTTGACCAGTGCCAGACCTTCGTTAAAGCCTAGATCTCCGAGATAACTAATGAACTTGTCCTTGATAGTACCAAAGATCTCCTTGATACCATCCCAGATACCGCCAATGCTTCCACCAAAGCCTGAGAGAGCATCACCAGTTCCAGTCCATGCGGCAGATATACCATCGCCAATAGCCAATGCTATACCACCTAGAAATACACCAATGCCCTTCAAGAAGTCAGCAAAGCCGGAGACCTCTCGCTTGGCTGTACTGGCTGCTGGGGCCGCGAAAGTCAAAGCATCTCTTACCTTATCGATGCCTTCTGTGGCTGTATCAGTTGCTGAACCAATGTCGAACAGATTCTTCAATGCTTCGAAGGTTCCGCCCAACGATCCGCCCATGTTCATCAAATATGCCAACGCATCACGAACATTGTCCTTGACATCCTCAAGAATAGGTCCGAGAATTCCAAACGCCTTAATGAGCTTGCTGCGAACAGTGTCGCTAGCTGACTGAAGAGCCTCTTGCATGTCACCAAGAAATGGCATAACCTTCTTGGACAATGAGACGAGAGCAGCGGACGCCGACTTTGCTACAGATGAAAGAAATGTACCCAAGGATCCTAGTAGCTTGTAGATCAACTTAATGATCGGTGAGATTATCTTGTGTCTCGTCTCACCAAGCTTTTGGAAGAATGCTCCGACCTTATCACCTTCACGCATCCACGTGACGAATTGAGTAACCATGTCGGCAATACTGCGAATGAAGGAAAGAACACCCTTTTTACCACCAGTGAACAACTGAATAAAGTCAACTACAAAGTAGCCAACTAAAGCCTTAATAACGTCTATGCCCAAACCGAGCACGCTAAATAGAGCCGTGAAGACACTTCTAATGGTCTTCATTACCGGCTTGTTTGCAATCAAGCCTTCTGTAAAGTCTCGGAACATCTTCGTAAGGGAGAATAGATCCTTACCCGTCTTTGCGGGAAAGACTTCTCGAAATGCTCGACGAATTGGTCCGAGAATACGCATGAGAGCCTTCCATGCGTTCGCTACTCCCTCGATCATGACCTTTCGGCCGCCGAGCTTGTTCCAATCCTCAAGAACCTTGTTACGAGCTTCTGCAGAGCGACCAAGAATTCCACCAAGAATATCATTCACATTAGTGAACATCTCCTTGGCCTCTTCAAAGTCACCCAGAATGAGGGACCAAGACTTGGACCAACCAGAGCCGACCGTCTCCTTCAACGTGTCCAGCAATGCGGTAGCAGTCTTGACCTTTGTGGCAGCCTCTGTGGCTGTCACACCCATCTCGAGAATGCCCTTGATGTCCTCGTCTGTGTAGCCCTGCTCCTTGAGCTGAGCCGCAGTCATGTCACCCGTGAACTTGCTCAAGGTGCCAGTCAGAACATCAGATGTGATCCAGCCTTGCTCCAGGCTGGCTCGGAAGCTACCGGCCTTCTTGACCATAGCGTCGACATTAACACCCTGAATACGAGCGGTGTCCATCAATGCCTGCTGGAAGACCTCGCCACCCATACCAGCGTTCACGACCGAGTTCCAGTCCATCAGGGTGACCTTGCCGGCAGCAAGACCCTGCGAAAGCTGATACATAGCTGTGGATGCCTGCTGAGAGTTCGAGCCAGATACAGCCGCCAGGTTAGCGATACCCTTAATAGCCTCTGTCGAGGTATCCAGGTCAACACCAGCCGCGGTGAACGTACCGATGTTCTTTGCCATCTCCGCAAAGTTGTAGATGGTCTTGTCAGAATATGTGTTCAGTTCTTCCAAGGCACCTTCAACGTCATGAAGGGTTGTACCATCCATCGACGTGTTCGCCATAATCGTCTGAATCGAGTTCAGGTTCGTCTCATACTCACTAAGACCAGCCGTGATGGGATCGATAGTAAGACTCTTGGCGATGTCGGTACCAGCGCTAATAGCTGAGGAGACCACAGTAGACAGCGCTGTGACTCCGATTGTTGCCATAGCCATGAACTTGGTCGAGACACCGGATATGGTACCACCGATGCCGCTTACGCCTACTGTTGTATTACTAGCGGCTGTTCCCAGATCAGCTGCCCCTGTAGTGGCTCTGCTGAAAGGGTTCAGCCGCGAAAAGATGGTGGTTGCAGCCGTTAAATTGCCCAGCCCCACCTTAGCAGCCTTGAATGGGTCACCGGTAACCTTACTCAAAGCTGTTGATATACCACCAAGACCGCTAGTCGCCTTTGATGCAGCAGCTCCAAGGTCAAGGCTTGCCTTCAACTTACCGAGCGTGGATATAGTCGTAGCGATTCCCCGCTCAAACGCGACGTTGTCAAACTTCATCGTCACGATTCTGCTGTCAACTGAGCTCATCCGGTCACCAACTTCCAAACCTCGTTAGCAATACGGTCAAATATGGGTCGAAGTGCAGGGTTGATGTAGTCACTCCCTTGAACAAACCCGCCGGTACCAGTGCCGTGGCCGTATTGCAAAAGGATTGCAACAGGTCGTCCATTGACGACGTTCGTGTTACTCCAGATGAGAGAATATGAACTCTTGTCTCGAATGATCTCGTAGGTCCAGGAGTTTGCGGTCTCTCCAGTATCAGTCGGAGTCGCAGAAGCTAACGCGTTAACTCCTTCCTGACCATAGCGAGAAAGAGCCGAGAACTTGTCGCCACTGGCACGCTTCAGAAAGTCTTCTGTCTTCTTGAAATCTCCACCTAAACTTGCTCCAAAGCTCACGGCTCCTCCTCTCTTAGGTTATTCGTTAACGGGCGGATCCCAACCAGCCGGAACACACAATATGACGCTGATTACAGGATCACTGGTGGTACGTCCTGCAGTTCGCATGCTCATCCAACCAGCATCTAGAACCAATGACGTTATAGTCTGAACTGTAGGATGAAGCAGAGCCCGCAACATGCTTTACCACACCAAAAGGCCTCCAAATGAAATCACGAGAGCCGTCTTGATATGAACAGCGAGCAATGACTGGACTAGTGCTATCCCAACGAGCAACATCAGTAAGAGAAGCCCAACCTGACTTGGCTGGATTGTAGAGATCAGTTGGTGTGATGATCTGCTTTCTTACGATCGTGTTGTTTTCGAAGTGGAATCGCCCAAGGAAAGATCTCATGTTTCCATCTGATGCGGTGAGATAGAATATGTCTGGACGATCATCGTTCTTCATAGCGAACTGTCCTTGAACAACTTCCGAATAGTATGGATCAAATGGCGCCGATTTCGTTGGGAACGGTACCAAGCTCAATGGAGTATTTGGAGTGTTGGTGTTAATCAGGAAAGTCTGATTAATATGATCCGGCATTTGGCCTCGAAGTCCTCTAAGGAAGAATCCAGACGGCAGCTTCACATCGTAACCAACATGTCCACTATCAGAAATTACTGCACCACTTCCGACAGCTTGCCATACAGAAAACACTCCGTTAAGAATGTTGACTGAATACCAAACAGAGTTCCAAGGATCACTCCATTTCTTAGTCAGTACCACAAGCTTGTTAGCTTCTCGGTTGAAATATGTACCCACAACTTCCGTGAGACTAGTGGGATTCACAACCAAAGGAGAAGCAATCGAAGACACCTTTGTGAGAGACAAATCTGATAGATTGTAACTTAGAACACTAAACATCTCTGTTTCTGGCCAGTTCTCAACCAGAATACGATTGCCGTTCATGAGATGAATCTCATTAGGCCTTGGATATACATCTGGTACGGAGTACAAAGGTCCAGCCGTGATAGTTCTATTTGGATTTAGGCGCATAAGTTGAAGACTGTCCCAGTTCTCATTAACCATGAGCCAGACTTTCTTCCCCGGAATTCTAAACAAGGCTCGATCGCATTTCAAACCTGGAACTGGAATAATCGTTCTAAAGAATCCGTTCTCGATCTCGTCACCATCCGGCGGCGGGGGCGGCGGAGGCGGCGGAGGCGGAGGAGGCGGTGGAGGCGGAGGAGGAGGATCGAAGTCGAAGTCATAACGCCTAGGAGGATTATCTCCGTTTAGAATCTTGACCACATCCAGCAGTGGTGGCTGATGCGGTGGCTGATCCGGAGTACCTCGAAGACGACGTTCCAAGTTATCAAGAACTGAAGGCTCAACATCGGGAGATTCGATCATAATATAAGCCGTTGGAGCCCATCCGTCGACCGGTTTATTACCATTCGGTCCTGTCGGCCACCCATGCATACCAACTCCGGAAGGCCACTGCCATTCATCCCCACCACCATGGTTGATTAGATCTGATCCAGGGAATACCAGGTACAGAGTGAATCGTCCAAGAGAAAATAGTCGGGTTTTGCTGCTCACTAAGCGTAGAAAACGCTTTGGAAGAGGGCGCTGCCGTGCAGTTATAGATCAAGTGCAGTCTATAACCACGGTATCGAGTGCCCTTTTCATCATTACCAAGCTGAGTACGATATGCTAAACCGAACGTCGCTCGATTCTGAAATGGCGCATAGATCCCGTTAGCTAAACTCTTGAATCCTTCTGCTGCTGAGAAGACCTCAGGATACGTGAAGGCAGTTAGCGTCGCTTGAAAGTCCTGAGTGGCGATGTGATCGAAATACTTGATTCCATCGAAGTAATACGCCTCATGTTCACCACCCGAAACGTCTTGCGTGACGGAGATTAGACCATTCCAAGGCACACCCATAGAGCCGTTAGGATAGAGGATCCCGTGATCTACCCCAGCTTCGAAGAATCTACGACCATCCTTGTCCCACTCGATCCTCGTCATTACAGGTATCCTCCCTTCTCAGCCTGAGGTGCCCAGTTGGGCCTTACGTTGTTCATTAAGTTCGCGGTTGCGTGCTGCAACTTCGTTACGACCCATCTTCTTTGGCTTAGCGTTCTTGGCATTACATACTTTGATCAAAGTGAACAAACGATTGAGATGCCAGTTCTCACAAGCCATTGGTATGGTAAACGCTATCATCCAGTAGTAGATCAACTCAGATGTGATGACTTCGCGACTTCGTGGTGAGTTTGGATTGTCACTAAACCACGTGGCGGTCATCTTAGCGTCGATGTAACTGTTAATCTCCTCAAGATTAGCTTGAGTAAGATTCTCAAAAGCCTCCGGAGCAATATTGGGGTTAACGCACATGGCTTTTACATAGCCAAGGGTCTCTTCCTCAGTCTTAGGTTCTTTACCGAGGAACGGTTTTTCGTACTTTGACTCCCATTTTGAAAGGGTGACCAGAGAGTGCTCCAGCTCCAGAATGTGGCTCTCCGAAGTGATAAACACTTGCTTCTCTTCGTCGAAAAGTTCGACACCTAGAACTGTAATGGTGAGCACTCTCCGGTCTCCTTTCTAGTTGATCAGTTGAACTATGCGCCTGGCGGGTCGGTGTTGGCCGTTGCAGCGAAGAGACTGACGACCTCGTCGGGGAACGGCAGGCGTGCCGTGTTGGCAGCTCCAGCACCAGGAGATCCATAGAGAATCGCCTCGAGTGCAGCCAGGTCGGCACCATCCACCTTGGTGGAGTCGACGGTAAGCTGGGCCGTGGGCTTGTGCTCGTCGACGGACACCGCGGTAGTAGTCAGCTCCCAGCTGAAAGTGATCGCCTCGGGAGAGTCGTTCACCGTGCCGAAGGCCTTCTCCGACGGAGCAGCCTGCGCGCCGTAGATCAGGTGGAGCTTGTAGCCGAAGTCGGTACCCTCGAGGTCGTTGCCGACCAGCGTCCGGTAGCAAAGACCGAAAGGCACTCGACCCTGCTGACCGATGGCCACACCCTCGGCGAGGAAGGCCGTTCCGTCGCAACGGGCGAACTCCTCGGGGTAGGTGAACGCCTCGATGGTGGCACCGAACTCCTCAGCGGAGACCAGGTTCAGGTACTTGATGTTGTCGGCATACTGCGCCGAGCTCTCAGCACCAGAAGGTGACTCGGTAACGGTCGTCAGACCATTCCACGGGACACCATTGCGGTATTCACCCGCGTTGTTCGGGAGGTAGAGGACACCATGGTCTACACCAGTCTCGTAGAGACGTGTGCCGGCCTGGTCCCAGGTAAGCTTAGGCATTGTGTTCCTTCCTAGAAGTACAGGTTAAAGACGTCGTGGTTCAGGTTGTCCGCCGTAAAGTGTCTATCGAAAGAACACATAGGCAGGCCGGCAATCTTGCCCGGAATTAGGCTATCTGGATCTAGGTCGATGACCGTTATCTGAAATTTCTTAGTTGTTCTATAAGGTGCATTATCAGCGAACAGCGTTTCAACGTCATCCCTTGTGTAGATGATGCAGGGATACTGCATGCCGAGGTTGGGAGGTGGTTGATAGTAGACGTTATCCTGAACCGAGAAGCTTCTCTAGTAATATACCTAGCTCAAGCCTTCTTTTCAGCGCGTGGTCCATTATAAACACCTCCCAACCTCAGCAGCAGGCGGGGACTTTGCACTTCGACGTCTGAAACCGTCCACAAAGCCCCCGCCCACTCGATGTAGCGGATGGCAAAGAAATGTAGGTTCGCATAAGCGTCAGCAATTATGCTGATCGAGTTACCGACGGACAGATCGTTATTGAGCTTTTCACCCTCATCCAATCGACGAGTATTTCGAATGACATCTCCGGTGTATATCTTTTCGGTAATGACATCCTGCCATACTTGAGGAGCGGTTTCCACGTTCTGTCCATACCCGATAGCGCCGTGGAACTTTGCCATCGTAGAACCTTTCTACTACTCGGTGTAGGCGAAGGTCCAGTCCGCGTCGGTGTTGTGCGGGAAGTTGTAACCCGCAGCCGGCCGAGCCTCGACGTCCGTGGTCTGGTTGATGGTGAACGACTGACCGGACATCTCAGACGGGCTCTGCTCCGTGTAGTACTCGACACCAGTCACCGTCGGGAACGTCAGCGTGTTACTGGCTGAGTCAAACGTGGGCGTCACAGGAGTAGCAGTAGTACCCGAGGTACGCTTCACGCAGACAGCGGACTTCGGCTTGGTCAGAGCACCCGACATACGGGTCTCCATCAGGTACTTGTACTGGTTGTAGTCGATGTCGAAGTCGTCGAACATCGCCAGAGCGCCACCGCGGTCAGCGCCGACGGTGTAGTCCGCCATGTTGACGATGACGCCCAGCAGATCGGGCGTGTCCTTCCATGATCTCGACGACGACGATGCTGCCGACGCGAAGTGCCGCGGCAAGCTCGACCTCGGTGTTGTACAGACGCCGGCCCATCTTGTCCTTCAGCAGGATCATGTCCGTGAGGACGTCATCCGTGGTGTAGAACTTGGGAACACCGGTGCCCTTGTAGTGCTTGCGCGCGCGAAGAACTGACTCGATGATCCCATCGGGCGTGATGCCGGTGGGAACCGTGACGGGGTGGGTGTACATCTCGTGGTCCCAAGCGATGGGGCGGATCTTGTCCTCATCGATCTTGTCCTCGTCGTCAGGCTCGCGGCCATCGCCAACGAGCACTGCCCGCGCGATTTCCTCTTCGAGCATGAAGCGCATCTCCCACTTCAGCCACGCGACGACGTCCAGGTCGGTGATGTCGACGATGTCGTCCCGGTCCAGCTTCTGCTTCTTGTAGATGGTGGTCGGAGTCGTCACCCGCTTCAGGAGCTTGATGATCTCGTCCTTCTTCAGGTTACCCTTGACGTAACCCTTTGCACGGGCCTCGTCAGCGGTCAGGTCGGCCGCGAGCGACTTGATGCGCGAGAACGGCGAGTGCTTCGCACCGTCCAGGATGGCCTTGACCCACTCGGTACGACGAGCGATCAGGTCGGGCTGGCTGGTAACGGACTTGGCGTCCGGGAACAGCATGTCGATGTCCTCGATGCCATACTCCGCCGCGTGCTGCAGGAGCGACTCCTTGAAGGAACCGATCTTCTGAGCATCGGCGACGACGGCCTGCATCTGGTCATGGGAGAGCGTCGGGCCGGCGTCAGCCTTGGCGCCGTTCTGCTCGAAGACGTTACGTGACATGTCGGTAGAACCTTCCTGGTGGTTGAGGTCGCCCTCATCGTTAGTTTCGTTAGCGGACTCGTCCGGAGACTCATCGTTGGACGCATCTTCGGACGTCTGGTCTTCGTGCTTGACCTCGTCCTTTTCCTCGACATTAGTTGTGTCTTCGTGCTTAACATCTTCGGCAGCGACCTCAAGTGCGGCGCCGATCATAAAGTGAACAACCTCCTTCTGCTCTGGAGTGAAGGAGTCGTAGACGTCTTGGACAGTCTTGTCCTCGGCGACCGCATGCTCGACGGTCTCCTCATCAGGAGCTTCCGTCTCATCTTCAGAGAATGCTGAGTGCTCCAGCTCCAGAGCAAGACCTGTGGTGATGATGGCTTCATCCTCTAGGTCGTCGACAGAACCATCCGAGTGACGGATAGCTACGAAGTCAATCTTTGCCTCGGGATTTGCGCCGGCGAGAACCAGGCTGACCTCACGAATAGCTCCGTGAAAGACCTGCTTAGCTCGCTCGATAAGCTGGTTGGCATAGATCGACAGCATTGTGATGTCGCCATGCTCAACCAGGAGCTTGCTGTCCTGACCCTGAACCGTGTCGTTGAAGTATCCGTAGGTGTAAACACCATCGGGACGAGCTTCGAGAACGGCGTGGCCAAGAACATTCTTGGGATCGGTGTGGCCATGCTGCCAGACAAGCGGCACCGTCATCTTGTCCTGATGCTTGAAGGCATCGGGCATGATGGTCCGACCGTCGGTGCACTTGAGACCAGCCTTGGTGGCGTACCCACTGAAATCGGGTTCCATTTTGACTGTTTCCCTTCTTTTTAGTGTCAACGGCCTGCTGGCGCCGACTTGGACTTCTTACTAGCTGTCTTTCGAGCATCTTCAAGAGCTTCTTGAATCTTCTCTCGAACATCAGCAATCTGCTTCTGAAGAGCGACAAGTTCCTTGGCAGGGGGCTTGTCTTTGTTCTTCTTTCGGTACTCTTCAGCTCGCTTAGCAGCTTCCTTCTTCTGCTTAGGAGACAACTTGTCGTTCTTAGCGTCCGCTTTGTCCTTCTTGTTAGCGGCTTCTTCCTTTGGGTCGATGCCACTTCGAAGCTTTGCGGCTTCAACTAGACCGGCAAGGTGTTCCTTTAGCTTGTCAAGGCGTCCCTCTAGGGCTGCTACCTGGGCCTTAATGGCCTCGCTGCCTGCCGAAGATGCTCCTGAGGACCCTTTTGGTCCACCACCAGCTTGTCCGCCTCCACCGCCTGATCCGGAGGGGCTATCGCCTCCGCCGGATCGTCTACCCTTTAGCCGACGAGTCCTCAAGTAATACTCTCGGGCCTTTGCCGGATCGTAGTCTGCACCGTGAAGGAGCGGCGAGTCGTCGGGGGCGGTTAACTCTCGATAGAACCGACGAGCGTCTTCTAAATCATAGAGTTGTCCATGTAGAAGAGCTGAATCATCAGGCACTGACGTCTTCATCTGCATCTTCTTCCACCCCCAGGTCCTTAAAGACACTGTCGAGGGTTTCGTTTATGCCGGCGAAAGCGTCATCAGTAGCGCCCGTGTCTTCAACAACAGGAGCAGCTTCAGTAAGTGCCTGAGGCATGTTGCTGTTGACCAGTTGATCCGCCTTCGGATCGGCTGAAGGCTTCATGCCAATGAATCCTCTGAACTCATTGGAACTGACGATCTCGTTTCGAGTGAACTTGTCCGCGAGCTCTGCCAACTCACTCATAGGAACGAGCTTGAAGGGATCACGGAAGTATTCAATAGATTGTCCTTGTGTGCGACCCGTCTTTGTAAGGAATCGCCGCTTCATTGCTTCCGCAATCGCACCTAGAACAGGTTCGATCGTGCGGTTAATATAGTTAAGCATGGCCTTCTCATCAGCTGTGCCATTCATGACTTCAGCAGTGATGCCCAGTTGGCCATATAGCATCTGGGTAAGATAGTCGACCTGCTTGAGCAGATTGTTCTCAGCAGGACGGTTCAGCTGAGTGATCTTCTCGGTTCCATCTGTGTAGGCAATGCCGTACTGGCTTCCCTTGAGTTGGAACTCGATGTCCTTCCTACGCTTCTCAGCCTGCTGAGCACGAGCTTCAGACTTGATGACGTATGGAAGCTGAATGATCATGTCGAGCTTGCCTGAACTGGAGGCTTCATCGACAGAGTCCAAGAGGTTAAGCTTGCGAATTAGTCGCTGTAGCGTCGAGTTCGGTTCGTTCATCACCGAATATAGCGGGTTCTCGATGATTGCTACTTGCTTCTTCTCAAGCAGAACGTCCTCACGACGACCCGTTTGATCGTTGTAGATGCTGACTCGCACGTGCGCGGGGAACCATTGCACAATGTCACCGACACGCATCGTCAGAATATCGTAGCCTCCTGTGACTTGCGGATCGAGATCCGTGTCCACAGGAACCAAGGCGATAACACCCTTATCGAAAAGAGTCATAGCTGCATCTTGACGAAATGCTCGAGCTGCTTGGTCGATGTTGGCTTCGATAGTTAGACAGTTCTGAAGGCCACTATCGATGTCCTCCTTGTATCGACCTTCATCATCTAGGCGAACATGTCGAATGTCGACCGCAGCAACATCCACACTGAGTCTTGTGTAGATCGAGGATATGATGGAACGTTCGTTTGATAGATGAAGTCGAACACGATCAGGTCGTCCGGCGTAAGCATGCCCGAAGTCCGGAACATAATGCATTCGTTCAACAGGTGTATCTAGAAACGCGTTCCAACCGTGCTTCAGTCGACCGAGAACACCCATAAGTCACCTCCTTCGCTGTTGAATATGAGTGATCAGTCTCGAGGATCGGTGATCGTTCCCGAGAGAGGACTGTTTGGGCTGGTGTTGATCAACCGTGCGTCCCCGGTTCGATCCGTAGTTGTCATTGGAAATGCTCGAGTGAGTCCGCTGACTACCATTCCGCCAACAGGTCCCGCTAGCATGGAAGCTGCGATGGTTGCACCGACGCCAACAAAAGCCGCGGCTGCTACCTTTTGATTCCTCGTGAAGCTCCGAGGCGTTGAAGTCTTCTTCTTCTTAGCACTAGACGACGAAGTTGAAGTCTTGTTGGTGACGCCCCACTTCATACCCTTTTTTCCAAAGTGTTCCAGTACTTCTCCGGGAGAAGATGGCTTATCGAAAGTAGTCATGTAAGAAGCCTCCTTTCCTGATTGAATATAAGTCATCACTTGCTCCGATAGCTGGTTAGTCTAGCGTTATCAGCTGCCAATTCACTAGTAATAGCAGCTGCCTCACTACTGATTCTATCCAGCCTAGCTTCATTCTCACGAAACGTTGTGGTAACCGGAAGCGAGTTAACTGCTTTTGTGATTCCGGATACCAACATGTCACCTAGTGGACCCGCCACCATAGCTGCTGCGACGGTGGCTCCTATACCAACAGCCGCTGCGACCTTTTGATTCTTCGTGAAACGAGCGGGTGTTGCTTTCGTCTTTGCTGATGAACCGGAAGATGAAGTATCGTTTCGAACACCCCACTTCATGCCTTTTGTACCGAAGTGTGAAAGAACCTCTTCGGAAGTGCTCATTCGAACAACTCCTTGTTTGCCTTGTAAGCAATATAAGCATCCATTAGAGCGGCGACGTTGTCGATCTTCTCGTCTTGTCGCTTCTTTAGGAGCTTACGGTTGCCGTTGGTGTCTTCGAGAGTGATCGCATTACCCATTGTGAAGGACATTAGATCCTGATCGAAAATAAGCATTCTCTGCTCACTCAAGATCTTAAGCTCTCCAAGAGGAACTGATTCGGTTCGAGCACCTTGAATGACCTTCTCGATTCCAAAGGGACCATTCTCGGCTTCCCAACGAGCAACGAACTCTTTCGCGTTGTAAGGGTCGAAACCGAACGCTCGGACGTCGTACTCCTCGGCAATGATGTGTTGATCTAGATCTTCATAGACCTGCATCATGTCGAGAACTGTTCCGGTTAGCACATGCAAGCTTCCTTCTCGAACAAAGGTGTCATACTTGTGCCGCATAGCTCCAGGAAGCTTCATAAGCGTAAGCTCGGTTATGTAACTTCGAGTCTTTACACCAAATCGTCCATTTCGAAGCGGGAACAAGAATGTGAATGCGCAGAAGTCATCACCTTGTGAGAGGTCTGCTCCAAGAGCACATGGCATCTGCCAGAACTTCTGAGGTCGATGTGGAATGGTCTCCTCATAGGTGAAGAAGTACGTGTAACCCTCCATCGGAATGCCAAATCTCTTAGCAAGAATGTCATTCCGTGAAGCAGGCGCTTTCTCTGCTCTTTCAACGTCCAAATGATAAGTCTGATACGAAACAGTGCGGCCGAGATTGGGATTTGCTTTAATCCATGTCGACGGATCAGCCACTTCCTCAACTTCATCCAGCTTATAGTGCCAGATCGAGATGTGAGGTGCTGTATACTCGCCTTTAAGTATTGTAGCTAGTTCCATTTTGATGGTATCGCCACTACCGTTTCGAACCGTTCCTTCAGAGCTAATTGCGACGATCAGATAGTCGTCTAGCTTCGAAGCTCCTTGCTCAATTGCACCGACAACATCCTCTCGAATGTCGCCGGACAACCATTCATCAATAGTTGACACTTTAGGGCGAAGGCCCTGTAGTTTATTAATAGCCATAGGTCGCACTTCGAGCAACGAACCAGTAAGAAAGTTCTCGATGCCCTTCTTTGTTGAGGCAAGCTTCTGCCTCATGAACCGATTGCCGGTTGTGTTCTGCATGGATCCCTCGGTTAAGAATGCAAAGAGGGGGCCACGGGCTCTTGTGATCGCTGTCCTAAAGGGGGACATGACCTCATCGGCCTGCTTCATGGTTGGTGCGGTTGTGATCTGGTGCGTGGTCGAGGTGTCGACGTTCAGAAAGTAGCTCTGAATGCATTCGGCATACATCGACTTAGCTGCCCCTCGGGCGACGATCAAGTATTGCTTGGTCGTTAGCCTCTTCTTGATCTTTCGGGTGACGTATCGACCACCGTGACCATCTGGGAAGGGCTCATACACACTTCGTTCAACGAAGTAGTACCATCCAAAGATCTGTTCAGCCCAGAGTTTGAATGTTGGAAGCAGATGAAGATCACCGCCGTCCGTGAGAGTTAATTCTCTCTCGCAATAGAGAATGAAGCCCTCTACCTTGAGATCATCGTAGTAGACGTTCGGGTTGGTAATGAGTGAATCGATGCGATTCATCTCCAACGCAACTTCCCGACATACAGGAATGTCACCCCGAAGCACCGCCTCGCGAAACTGACCATAGTAGATCGGAATCGCTTTGTTCGATAGACTCATACCAACCCTCCTATCTATTTGCCTTCAGGTTTCTTCTCGTCGTCCTTCTTGCCAGGTGTGATACGCTCTCCGACTTTCATCAGATGCTTATCTCCACTAGCTTTGAGCAATTGCTCTACTCTTAGAGCCGCAGAACCCTTTGACACTCTCTTGACTTCAGCTTGTCCGATCTCAGACAAGAGATCGAAGGCAAACTTCTTTGCCTTTTCTTTCTTAGATAGGATCTTCGGAGGAGCTGACTTTGCTATAGCGTCAGAATACTTCCGCTCCATGTCCATTCGATCAACCAGAGCTTTCATATCAGCATTAGACAATGAAGAAGCCGGCTTCGCGCGCAAGGCAGCAGCTGTCTTGAAGTCCGTGGACGGACTGTCACTGTCGTCCATGTGCTTCTTCGCTGATGCAAGCTGCGCTCGAACATGAGCTTCTTCACTCTTGCTGCCGCGAAACACTCCGGTTTCAGTGTTAACCTGAAGCTTCGACGGGTCGTACTTGACTTGGTACTTCTCGCCGGTCTTAGGATTGACCACCGAAAACGAACTCGTACGGTTACGATCCTTACGAATACCCCACTTCATACCCTTGACTCCGGCATGCTCAAGTAGAGCTTCAACTGCGTCCATGTGTCCTCCTTTCAGTACCTAGTTAAGCTGCTGGAAAATCAAATACCTTAGCCCAACCGGTTGTGGACTTGGCGGCTTGAATGCTTAAACTGTACCCTTCAAGCAAAGTACTGAAAGTAAACCCATAATACAGTTGACCTGGAGTTGCGCCAACTCCACCAGTCGAACGTCCAGTTACTAATCCTTGAGTATGGATAGCAACTATCCACAAAGTTTGTCCTGCGGTTACTATAAGCGGTGTATTCAGCAAAGCTTGTTGCCAACCAACACCATCAGCTGCTAGATCAGCATAAGCTAACCAGTTAGGAGCTGGAGCATTAATATGTGTTGGCTTTTGCAAGGTGAAACCATAACGACCAGCATACCCGGTAAACCCTTGAAAATGAGCTCGAATGTGCGTGTATGTATCTGCCTCTTGAACCGTATACTGTTGAGCAACGTACTGGTTAATGTGAGATGTTGAGTTATTACTTGGTCCACCCATGTAGGCAAAGGCTAGAGATCCCGGTACAACGCCAGCTACAGGAGCAGGAGACAATGCTTCCCACAAAGCTCCAGCATGAACCACGGTTGATCCAGCCGGATAAGACTGAGTAGATACCCATGCGCCTTTATAGTTGGTTGAACCAAGACCGCCTGATCCAGCGGGACCTGCAGGACCAGTGGCTCCAACAGGACCGATAGAACCGGCAGGACCGGCTGATCCTTGTGCGCCCGCGGGACCTGCAGGACCTATAGAACCGGCTGGACCAGGAACAGTTGAGTCAGCTCCTGTTGGTCCAGGTGGTCCATCTGCTCCAGGAGGACCTTCTGGACCTTCCGCACCATCGACTCCATCAGTTCCAGGCAGGACCTATCGGACCTTGCGGTCCTGGCATTCCTTGAGCTCCGGTTGCTCCCGGATCTCCTTGAGCGCCTTTACCCTTAGGACCTACAGGACCTTGAGGACCAGGAGGTCCTGCAGGACCAACAACTCCATCTGCACCTGGGGTACCAGGAGATCCATCATCTCCAGGCTCTCCCTTCTCGCCAGACTCTCCCTTCTCTCCCTCTGGGCCACGAATATTGGCGATGTATTGTTTCGTCACAGCTTCCTCCAAACGTGGCCGCTAACAGGATCGAAACCAACGTCTCCGGGTCGAGCGTCGGCAGGAAATGAATCGCGATCGTTGATCTCCCACCAAAAGGACTCAGTACCAGCTCCGACGAAGCGATCGTTCTCTACAGTCAATCGCCATTCAAGCTCCTTGACTTGCTCAGTCAAAGCCGTGATGAGATATGATGTAGTCGGAGGATCGAAGAGAAGCCGCACTCGAAGATAGACATACGTCTTCACAGCGTTGTATCGAGGATCTGTTCCCAGAAAGTCGACCCACTTGGCTTCAGCATCCTCAATCATGAATCCTTCAGCAGGACCGATACCAAGCTGGTGCAAAGTGAAGAACACCGAGTTGATATGAGTCATGATATCGAGATCAAAAGCCGTATAGCCGGCATCGATTCCGAGGATCTTCTTTGTACTCTCAAGAATGCTGTCGGTCATAGTGGATCACCTTCTTTCCTAGTTGAATAAAGAGTTAATCAGTACAACGCAACAATCTCCACAAATCCATCACCACCATTACCACCAGCACCGGATGCAAAACCGTTGACAGATGCGCCTCCGCCTCCACCTCCAGTTCCTCCGCTACCATTTCCACCCTTACCACCAACACCATTGGGGTTTCCAGCACCACCGCCTCCCGCACTACCGGGAATCGCTTGAAGCAAAGGAGGAACAATGCTGTCTCCACCAGCTCCTCCTGGCGCAACACCAGCAGTTCCGGCAGTTGTTGTACGACCTCCGGCATAACCACCTCCACCACCGTTTGATCCAACATTAGCGGCTGTGATGCCACCACCACCCCCACCACCAGATGGTGCACCTCCTACAGTTGCGCCAGAGCTAGAACCTACCAAACCAGTTACCACACTGCTTCCACCAGCTCCACCAGGAATTTTACCATTAACGCCAACTCCAGCTACTCCTGCACCATTTGTCGCTAACGGAGCTTTACCAACATCTCCTCGGCTAGCTTGAGCTAGAACAAACGGTGTTGACGCCGCGCCAGTAACCGTTGAGATAAAAGAGGTTCCACCCATACCACCATCTGCACCTGCTGTGTTATCAACCGTAGCGCCAGCACCACCTAAGCCTCCTGCACCAGCAAAGACGTGAATGGTGGGTTGAGTAATATCAGCAACGATAAATTGAAATTCTGATAAACCGCCACCAGAACCTCCACCACCACCGGTGCGAATAGCACCAGCAGCACCACGCCAACCTCCAGCGCCTCCAGCTCCTCCACCAGCCATTCGTACGTTCAGAACCTTGGCCCCAACCGGAATAGTGTAAGGCGTCCATGCATTAATCGGAGCACGGAAGACATTAGCGACTTGACCAGGACCCGTCGGACCGGTCGGACCCGTAGGACCAGCAACACCTTGCGGTCCGGTTAGACCTGTTGAACCAGTAGGACCTGTAGACCCAGTTAGACCTGTTGGACCTGTTGGACCAGCGACGCCTTGAGATCCTGTTAGACCCGTCGAACCAGTAGGTCCTGTAGATCCTGTAGGGCCAGCTGGACCTGTAGGGCCTGGAACAGTTGAAGCTGCACCAGTTGCACCAGTAGGTCCAGTAGTGCCTTGAGGACCTGTTAAACCCGTTGGACCAATAGGTCCTGTAGGTCCTGTAGAGCCAGTAGGACCAGGAACTGTAGAATCGGCACCGGTTGATCCTGTAGGTCCAGTAGAACCTTGTGCTCCAGTTAAACCCGTTGGTCCGATCGGTCCAGTAGATCCTGTAGGACCGGTGGGACCAGGTACCGTTGATGCAGCACCGGTTGCGCCGGTGGAACCAACATCACCCTTAGCTCCAGTTAAACCGGTAGGACCAGTAGGTCCTGTAGAACCGGTTGCGCCTGTAGGACCTGGAACAGTTGATGCAGCACCAGGTTGGGCCTGTAGGACCAGTAGAGCCAGTATCGCCCTTAACACCTGTTGGTCCCGTAAGACCAGTAGATCCAGTAGGTCCTGTCGGACCTGGAACTGTTGAGTCAGCACCAGTCGAGCCTGTCGGTCCGGTCGGTCCAGTAGAGCCTTGGGCTCCGGTTAAACCCGTAGGACCCGTAGATCCTGTCGGACCTGTAGGGCCAGGTACTGTTGAATCAGCACCTGTTGAGCCGGTAAGACCAGTAGGACCAGCAACACCTTGAGAACCCGTGGGTCCTGCAGGACCAGTAGACCCAGTCGGACCTGTAGGACCTATAGGACCAGGTACTGTTGAGTCAGCTCCAGAAGAACCCGTACTACCGGTAGGACCAATAGCACCTTGAGATCCTGTGGGACCTATGGGACCCGTAGAGCCGGTTGGACCAGTAGGACCAGGAACCGTAGAATCGGCACCAGTTGATCCTGTTAACCCAGTAGAACCAATATCACCCTTAGCACCCGTTAGTCCCGTAGGACCAGTAGACCCAGTTGGTCCTGTAGGACCAGGGACCGTGGAGTCGGCACCAGGAGAACCGGTAGAACCCTGAACTCCGGTTAAACCGGTAGGTCCTTGTTCTCCTTCAGCACCAGTATCTCCAATAGGACCAATAGGTCCTTGTTCTCCAGGATCTCCGGGGTCTCCCAAAGCACCTGTTTCTCCAATAGGTCCAGTAAGACCCTGCTCACCTGTAGATCCGGTATCGCCAATAGGTCCTGTTTCGCCAGTGGGACCTATAGGACCGGGTACTGTTGAATCCTCACCCTCTTCACCGGGTGGTCCTGGTTCACCTGGTTCTCCTGCAGGTCCAGTATCTCCGATGGGTCCGGTTTCTCCAGCAGGTCCCTGTTCTCCAGGAGGTCCTTGTTCTCCAGAGAAAGCGTGACAGTAACATCCGGAGGTTGACCCTCGAGAATGACAACAATTTCTTCACTCATGTCAATCCTCCTGAGGTGATCACCGGATGAAGAGTCAGATAACCATGAAGAACTTGTATGGCCTTGGCATCGGTATTACCTGGATCTGAAATGATCAAGTCGTAGTAGCCGATCTTAAGCAGACGAGTCTGAGCTCCTGTCAAGTACCAAGATATGATGATGTCATCATTATCGAAGGACGTAACAAGGTGAGGAGTGAAGTCATACTTAAGCCGGCTACCAGAGTCCTCCGATACACGGATGTGCATTCGGGCCTCAAAGTCCTCTAGCTCTGCCCAGATATGCTTACCGTTGACGATGCGGACGCGCCTACTGAACGGCAGTCCAGCTTTCACGTCAAGTTGTACGGAGGACATGGTACCTCTCTCTCAGGACTTTCGTTCGATGACCCTTCGAACTACACGCAGTCGACGCATGTAGGTCTCGGCCAGATTGTCACGGTGATTCTGCCGGGCCTTCCTTACCATTCTCTCGAGCTTCTCTTCCCACGATCGAAGCTGATGCATAGTGGCGTCTTCCGCGCGCGTGCGCGTAGCCTTGCGTTCCTTCTCTTCTGCAGTCAGAGGAACGGCTCGAGCTCCATCAAGGAAGGGGATGTTCTGCTCGTTGAGCTCGCTGGCCCATCCGAGAATACGATGTCCCCACTGTTCCTCATAGAATGAACCAGAGACTCGATCGATACGACCGTCACCATACTTGTCATTGGTGAATGTCAGGTGTATACCGTTCTTAGTGCGTCCACCCTTGAGGAAGATATGACCGTAGGGATTGGATCCCTGAGAGAAGACTGGTGCTCCGAAGGGAACAGCATCCCACCCCTCGAACGAATGCTTCTCATCGTTCGCATCCCAAGCGTCATCCGCTGACATGTAGAACGAATTGAGCTCGAGGTGACCGCGAGTGTCCTTCAGGCAGTAGCCTGCTCCGTTGGATGAGTTGTCTCGAACTCTACGAAGAGCATTGTCCACAGCTTCTCGTGCAGATGAAGCTACCATCAGTTCTCCTCCTCGTCAGACTCGATTTCAAGGTCGTCCTGACGGTCATCGTCAGTGTCACTGACCTCAGAATCGTCGACAGTCGTGTCGTTGTCGTTGTTAGGGTCGAAGTCTTCCTCGTCCGCTGGGTACTCGTCTGGCATGTCAGTCCTTTCATCCCCACAGCTTTGTGTCACCCGGACTACGTTCAACGAGAGGCCTTGCAAGTAGTCGCTCGTCTCCATAGTGAATGGCGTTGTGAGTATTGTGAGTGGTTGTGATCAGAAATTCCGGATCGAGAATGCTTTCTTCTCCATGTGTTATGTCATCCACCGTCATAGGATTCATGTGGTGAATAACAATCTTGTTGTAGATCTCGTAACCGTCGATTCCAAGATCACAACCTTGGTCACGAGCAATTACATGGTTTCGAACTTGCTTCCACTGTGCTGAGGAATAGAACATCTGATTGATGTGTCGATCATAGCCAAAAGTTGAAGCTCCGACCGATCCTCTTAGTGCAAGGTATCGAAATCTCTCTTCAAAAGTCGCTAGACTTCGAAGTGTGTAGTATGATCGAATCATTCGAGTGGATCTCCAGCCGGTTCATCACCTGAGTAAGAACGCATAGCGTGAAGTGCTGTCTCATAGAGCTCTTCGATCTTCTTAGCAGAATCCATACCTTCGATCTTCTTCTCAAGAAGATCAACTTCTCGCATAAGACGTGCTTGCTCAAGCTTCTCTCTTGTCGAACCGAGTTTCAGATAGTGAGTAACCACTTGACTCGATGCGGTACCTTCACGCATCTGCCTTTCGGCTTCATCGACAGCAAGAGCCACCATTTGATGCTCTCGAGACTCTGGAGAAGTAGCAGGAGATCGACTTGGCTTCTTTGGTTCTGGCTTTATGCGCTTAGAGACCATGACGACTCCTTTCTCTAGATGAATCGGAGGAAGATCATGGCGAAAAAGATGAAGCATGCTAGAACAGTGCCAACCCAGAATAATACCGTAAACACGGCTACTGCTATAAAGCTAAGCATCACGGATAGGCCTCGAAGTACGGCCACCAAGTAGGATCCCATGAAACCTTTCTTACGTTCGATCTTCTAATAGGATGAGTTGACCGATTTGCAAAGTATAAGGGGAATGCAGATTGTTGATTCGTGCAAGCTCTTCCCAAGCGATTCCAACCTTGAGTCCGATTCGGCTCAAAGTATCTCCACCGATGACGATGTAGGTACCAACTGGTGGAGGATAGATGTCCTGGAGATATGCCTTGTACTTGCCGCTGGTATAGACGCTCCAAGCATCGAAGCCTTGATCACGACGAATGGTAAGTCCAGACTCCATGTTGAAGAGAGGATCGAGAAGTCGATCTTCGTCTCGGTAATGTCCGGTTCCCTTGTGCGATCGAAGACTTCGAACCTGAAGACCTCCGTATGAGTATCCCCACTTGTCATTGGCAAGCTCTTGATCACCAACACTGTCGAAGTCAGAGAAAGGACTTCCATCTTTTGGCTGACCTTCAACCATAGCGATAGCCGAGATGACTCGTGCCGGCCATGGACGAAAACCAATTCGACGAGCCATTGATCGAACCTGCTCTTGAGTGAAGAGATTAACCATGAGCTACCTTTCGGTCGAGCCATCCGGCTTCTCGAGCCGTGTTGACTAGGATCTCATACAACTGATCGCAAAGTTTGAATCGATCTTTCTGAATGGCCAACGAATGCACGAGATCACCATCGGCGTGACGCTCGGAGGCAGCTTTCCAATCGGCCAACATCTCCACGAGATCAATCAGAGACATACCTGACACGCCATTGGAGAAGTGTTCAGGGTGATGTCGATTGTTCGCGTAGTGATGATCAAGCGCGGGCTTCATCTGATCGAGAAAGCCCTTGTACTCATCGGATCCGTATGTGCTATCCTTTAACCTAGCGCTGTAAAGGTCAAAGGTAGCCAGTTCAGGATCCTCCATCTTCGAGAGGTCGTGTTTCGTGAGTCTCTTCTGAACTTCGATGATGAGTTCGAGCACAAGTTGGTCTACTCGACGTGAATGTTGAAGCGTTACGAGCGTGGAATCGTGAGCCATTAGTTCATCCTACTTCTCTTAGACTCTGAAAGACATAGCCAATGGTTTAACCAATCTTTTGCCTAGTTTAAAAGTGGATTGTTTGTACTAAATCTCCCCCCGGGGCTATTTTTAGAGAGCGGCGATCCAGGGTGGGGGGCGTTTTTTCGAGACCCCCCTCCCCTGGCTTTCAAGACGGAACGTCCTCGATAACGAGTCCTGTCTCGGCCGACACCTTGCGATGAACGCCTGAAGCGTTGAGCCTAACGATGGTGTCGATAGCGTCCTCTCTGGCAAGAATCTGATCTGCTTCTGACATCTCAGAAGATGTAACGATGACTCTTGCCAGTAGTGCCAGTGAGTGGTACCCGGCGGTTGAATCAAATGAATACCATTCTTTGAACTGTGTGATTGGGTTCCATGGATTGTCAACCGTCGTCAGCACGTGTGTCGTCCGTCGATCAGCCATCGTTCACCTCCTTGTACTGCTGTGCGTGGTAAGGAAGGGTAGGTGTCATCCGCCTAGCTCCTTCTTCAGTGTGGTGAGGGAGACGCCTAGGGCAGCAGCGATCTCGCCTTGGGTGTAGCCCTGGTCAGCCATCTGTTTCGCTCTGTTGATCTTGGTGGAGGTCATCAGTTTGGTTGAACGGGGGGTTGCAAGAGCCTTCACGATGTCGAGGTCGGCATTGTCTAGGATTCGTGCTAACTTGGTAGGGCTGATTGCCCCAGCCTGCACGGCTTCCCACTCACGGGGGGTAATTTCGATCTTTTGTTTGCCTGCCCCCATTCGCATTCGTGCCTCAGTGAGTGCTTGTCCTTCAACCTTCTTGCGTGTAGCAGGGTCCATGTTTGGATTGGAGGCCACTTTAGCAGCGATGGCGGTATTTGCAATGACCTGGGCCTGTCTTTCAAGGGGGGCATTGCGTTGCGCAATCTTTAGCTTTGCTGTTAGTGAATCAGCTTCAGCCTTGAATGCCTTGTTAGCCTGATTGTCATAAGGCTTGTTCTTGATCGAGAGAGTAGACAGACGAGCGTCATTGGCTAAGGCCTTCATTCGATTAGAATGATCGGCATAGATCTTCTCCATGACTGTAGGGTTAGGCCGTGATGTCAGAGTGTGAGCATCGTTGGTCTCAGCCAACTTAACAGACTGCTCTGTTAGAACCTTACGCAAACCTGTCTTAGTGAAGTAGTGCTCACCAGTCTCCTTATAGACCTTCTCACCAGTCTTAGGATCTATAGGTCCACCCTCAGAAGCCCTTCGCAGTCTACGCCTAGGTACATCCGTTCGAGACGTAGCCCTAGAGATCAGTGTAGAGGATCCACCAGGACGACCACCTGTCTCTTTAGCCTGATACTTACGCTGTAGAGACACGATGTTGTTGTCTATGAAAGACTGCTTGTAGTTCAACTCATGGTTCACAGCATCGATGACAACCATAGCGTGACGTACAGCAGCAGCGATCTCATCAGGCTTAGCCTTCTTAAGAGTCATGTCTGTGATGAGGTTAGAGACAGACCCCATCTCAAAGCCCTTCTCACCTTCAGTCATCACCTTCATACCATCAAACTTAGGGTAACTCAGCTTGGCATCAAAGTCCTTTAGACCCTCTAATCGAGCAGTGGTCTTTATCTTGGGATTAGCGATAGGGTTCGGTATCACAAGGACTGTGTCACCATCAAAGTCTGCACCAGACAGGTGTCCAGCAACCTTGCTATGGATGCCCACTACATCCTTAGCTAGAGGACCAATGAGCTTTACAGCCTCAGGTTGACGATTGTTGACTATCAGTTCAGGGATCTCGAACGTACCACCATGAGGGAAGCGAATCAGAGCGACTCGCTCTCCATGATCGTAGTTGGGCGCATAGATCTCTGTTACCTTCATGCTGTCGATAGGAAGAAGCACTTGTGTGCTCTGACGTGGCAGCTTGTGTGCCGTTAGCTCTACAGCTAAGGAGTCAGCACTATCAGCATAGCTCTCAAGAAGCTTCTTCTTGACTGTGGGGTTGGTGAGAGCCTTGATCTCGTCAAGTTCCATCTTTCGCTGTTCATGAGTCATAGACAATTGAGTTTTAGCCAGAATAGGACTCTGCTTAGACAGAACTTGTGTAGAGATGACGTTTCTCCACTTGTCCCAGTCACCTTCCTTGTTCACAAGGTTCATTGCAGAGGTAACTTCGAGAATCGGCCCATCTGGATACTCACGTTTTCCGATTTGCTTGATAGTAGCCCCAAAAGGATTCTCAGGATCATCGGAAATCGGCTTTAGGACAGCTAGCTTGTCCTTGTACTTAGGATCGCTCTTAAGCTTGGGTGTATGGAATTGAATGTCCGTACCACGAGGAAGATCGTCCTTGTACATGGCCATACCCTTGATGTAGTGAGTACCATCAACCAAAATTCGAACTTGTGCGTAATTGGCACCTCCCAAAGAGAGGTCATCCTTACCAGGACGCAAATAGACCAATCCATCAAGCTTAGATCCACCATCCTCACCGTACACGACCTTGATTCGACTTGAACTTACGGAAAGCGGAGACTTGGTTTGGTAGTACGACCGTCCACCGTCATCAGAGATCGTCGTGATGTCCTTGATCTGACCGAGATCTTTGACGAGGTCCTTATACGTAGTTCCAGGCTTAGCCAACACCTTAATAGTGGTCTTCTTACGACCACCAGTCCCGATTGTAGGTGTCTGAACTAGCTCATACGCATAACCTTCGGCTTTTAGGATGCTAACGGCCGTAGCAAGAAACTCCTTGCTCACATAGCGGTGATTCTCGACACCTCTACCAACATCGATAGCCCCTTTTTCCGCAATCTGGTCACGAAGCATTTGAGCAGTCGCTTTGAGGATGCTGACCTTCTCTAATTCGCCTGGCTTGAGAAGGCTTCGAACAGAAGACTCGTTAATCCCCATCTTCTCGCCAATAGCGATGTTCGACAGACCTTTATCCTTCAACTTCTGAGCAGTCGCGATGTCAGCTGCCTTTTTGGCGTTTCGAGCAATGGTCTTCGTGATTCTCAGATCTGTGGTGGACATATCAAGGCCTTTTGCGATTTGAAGATCCGTAAGACCCTTATCCTTCATCTCCTGGATGTAATCCGTGAACATCTTGCTTCGCTTGGCCTCAGTTCCACCAGAACCCCAAGGATAGCGACCTGACTTTCGAAGAATGCCGTAGTGTGCCAGATGTGCGCTTTCATCAATGATCATCCTAGGGCCTCCTCTCGAAGAGTCTTGATTCGCTTGTCAAAGGTAACGATTCTGTCCATGATGTGGAAGATCACGTCGGGGTCCGCCTCAAATAGTTGAATCTCATCGCTCTGGTAGATGCGAAGTTCTGTACGAATCGAGAAAGGACGAAACTTGTACTCGAGACAGAACAACGCAGCATAGACCTCTAGCTGTCGAACTGTTGCTGGATGTATTCCCGTTTTCAGATCCGAGATTCGCAATCGATTGCTTCGAAACGAGACAACGTCGGCAGTGCCAAACGCGTTTTCCGAATAGAACAAAGGTTGCTCCGGAGTCATCCGGAATCCGATCGAATCGTTGACGTACATGTTCAACGTTTTTGGTATCCGGGGAAGTTTGACACCAAGACGAATGCACATGTGAGCAAGAACGTGTAACTCAGTACCTCTCTGCGCTGCCTGATTCATGTAGAAGACTCGCTCGAGTTTGTCTTCATCATAATTCACCCACGACGACTTGCTCGCACTCAAAAAGGCATGTTTGCCTTCAAGCGCGGAATGCTTGTTGAAGCGCATCAAGGACCTCAGTTTCGTTCTCGGGATAAATGAAAGCACCGAAGGACATTTGGTTTGCCTGTGAAACAAACCACTCTTGGTTGGGCTGTTGCTCAGCGTTGATCTTCGGTTTGACTTCTAGCATGGCCCATCGATCGTTCCAGAAGATGCTCAGATCCGGAATGCCTTGTTGGTAGTCCGTGTCGTTCTTGAGAATGATGCATCCTGGAAAGATCTGACGAAGTCGCTTGATAAGACCTTCTTGATAATTCGACTCAAGTTTTGTCTGACGCATCTTCGCCTCCGATCGCAAAAAGGGAGAGAACGTGTTTTTAAAGACGTCCTTCTATTAGGGGGCATGTTTCATCCACGAGATATTACCATATCAGTCCGCGTGTTCAAACTTCTGAAACGTGAGCGGGACATAGGTATCCTCATAACACGACTGCTCAACGTCGAAGTAGTAAACGCCATTCGCCATACAGAGTTCCTTCATGCTGTTATAGACAATACCGGTCTCACGATCTCGTCTCGGTCGTGTATCGTTGTGGAAATTCTCATAACGAAACTGCTGTTGGTACTTAATGGCGAACCAACGAGGACGCCACATCAGATTGTCAGCTCGACAGTTCAGCAGATCCGAGTCGAGATGTATGGGTGTGTCGAAATGCTCGTAGGGCTTTGGTATGAACGTACGAGCAACCAGCTGAGCAACAGATCTTGTGTAGGCGATACGATCTCGAACAAGCGTGATCTTAGCGTGACCCATCTTGTTCATGGACTGATGGACATCTACTCCAGTCTTGAGGTTGGTGAACTTTGCATAGGTGCTTACGGCATACATCGGGAACTCCTCGAGAACTTCCCATAATTCTTCCATTTGGGTGCCTTTCTTGAGTGTGCCAAAAACGGTGCCAAAAACACGGTTTATAGCGCTTATATATATCCCATTTTATTACAATAATAATAACTTCACTACATGGGAAGTAAGTAAGCCTTGTATTTGTGGCACAACGGAACAGCTAACTATGACTTATATGGACAATTGGGACTCGTTGAAGTTCCGTTTGTTCTTCAAAGCCTTGAGAATTGCCTTGTCAATCATCGCTCCAGAAACCAGAATTGAGTACCAAAGATCGTTGAAAGGAGTGTCCAATCTGTCGATTCTCCCTTGAGCTTGGCAAAAAGCCTTGTACGAGTAGGTCAAGGAGTAGAAGCACATAGCGTCCGTTTCCGTACAATTCCACCCCTCCGAACCAGCTGTGTACTGCACTAAGTAAACCCATCTATCACTCTCCGGGATCGGTTGGTGTCGGTGGCCGTTCCACTCCGCCATAGATATTGAAGGGGTCGCTAATGATCTGAGCAGGTCGAGTTCGTAGTCGAACGAATAGAATACAACCAAACGGGGGTGCACCATCAACAAGTCTTTGACAGCCTCCAGACGGGACGGATGTGAGTTGACGACCTTTCTCATCACTATAAACATCTCCGCAACATCCCGTAAAGGTCTCTCTTCGTACACGTGCCATCTATCTTTCACCACCCGATCGAATAGAGTCTTGTCATAAGAGACAGGGACATACGAGGTATGCCGAGTTGTGTGTTGCTTATAAGGCATGTGCACAAGAAGCTTGTTACGGTTCTTGACAAGCTTGTTCGCACCTACGTACCGATCTACTTTCGGATGCTTCGAGTACGTATTATAAATGACGTGCTCCCGCTTAAATTGCGTACGATTCTTATAGAAACCATTCGCAACAAAGACGGGTATATAATCCAACCACGTGTCCCCAGGTGTAGCCGTAAGTAATACCCACTCGTTCCTTTTCGCAATTCGAAGAAAGGACTTGGACCAGGCCCCGGACCCCACCAGTCGCTGTTCATCGAAGATGAAGAATGCCTCTGAAACATTCTCATACTTCTCGATGTTGTTCCACGAATCCACCGTAAGGCAGATTCCATCCATAGACCCCTCATGCGTTCGTCCAATCCCGAACTTGATAGCAGCCTCTTGCCAATCGAAACTGTCACGCTTCTTAGCTGTCGTGATGATGTAGAGATCCCGAGGCCTTGTACAAGAGCCAGGCTTACCAGGAACGCCGTCGCATACCTTGGAGTAGAAGTAGGTCAGAGCAGTCAGAGACTTACCCGAACCTACTCCACCCCAAAGTATGCACCCGTTGTGCATCTGCTCGACAGCCTTCAGCTGATGCGGGTACAGCTCATCCACTAGCGCTTCCGTAGCGCGACGCGTCCTCTTCCTTAGCCAAGTCCTTACGACAGTTGTCAGAGCACCAGTCCTTGCCGATGAACGCCATGACCTTGATCTCCTTGCCGCAACTCTTGCAGTGCGTGTTCATACTTCTCCTTACGAAACCATGTGAGGGCTGTGTCTCTGGTAGCCGCGAGTACAGTTCGGGTGCTGATCACGAGGCTCACCCTTGCAAGCATTCGCCGGCAGAAACCCCTCAGGCAAAGCTTCAGCAGACTGCTTCTCGCTCTGCTTGAGAGTGGCCAGAGCACCTAAGGCCGTCGCCTGAGCAGACAGTAGCTCCAGCATCGGCCAGCTACCATCACGGTTACGTACCTCGAACAGAGGAACGCCCATGCGTGCAGCCTCAGTCACAAGGAACTGCATTTGCACATCAAGACGGTCCAGAACATTCTCGAGTTCGATGGTCAGTGTGCGGGTCGTGTACTTCATAGCTACTCCTTCAGATAAGTGAGACATGCTTGACAGGTGATCTCTGCTTCGTTCCATGACGCTTCGAACGTACCGGTCTGACCAACTCCCCAGCAGAGAGGGAAGCCGTCTTGAAAGTGCTTGACATGTACTACCAGGTTCATCTCCTCTAGGCCCATGAGGTCCTCTCGTAATAAGTCCGAAAAAACTAGAGGCCTTGTAGGGCTTCTAGTTTCAGAATCAAACGGTGGGGTAGCCAGGGGGCGGCGGGATGTTCGGTACACGGGTACTGGGATCAGGCGCAGGCATGTTGCGAAGCTTCTTCTTCTCATATCGAGTTGATATGATGATGAAGAGGCAGGCTCCAAGTCCGCTACTGATGGCAATGATGCTGTAGTAGTAAACAAACGTGTCGAGTGACATGGTGTACTCCTGTGTTTGGGATTCATTATGCACCATGTATACCTCGCGAAAACCGTAAGCCCTTGTAGGCGCTTAGGTTGGTGAATCAGTTCTTGTCGAAGTACTGGGGGTTGTCGAGCTTCCACTTCACGGCCAGGGTGGTAACCCACAGTGCGATAACGATCATGACGATGATCGCGAACGGCAACATGGTGTTAACAAAGTTGGCCCAGAAGGTAAAGATGTCTGACAGCATGGCTGTTCTCCTTAGAATTGGGTTTCATTATGCACCATGTAAATCTCGCGAAAGAGAAAGCCCTTGTGGCCTTCTCTCCCCTTCAGTGGGACGCTTTGTAGCTGTAGTTCAGTTGGAAGCTTCCGCTGTCCGGTGAGTGATTGAAGCAGTAGGGTTCGTCGTCATAAGCGACGTACTCTACGCAATCAGGATGCTCACACGGGTGGAAGTCAGGGTTCTGTAACTCTGACATGTCGTGCCTTTCTAATAGGGATTCATTAGAGGACATGTATAACCAGCGAAACCGTAAGCCCTTGTAGGGGCTCACGGATGAATCAGTACAGCTGGCCTTTGGCGGCTCGGTGTTTGAGGCTGAGTTCGCGGTTTCTCTGGATCCATTTCGAGATCGTCTGTTCGTAGAGGTCGTCGTAGAAGGTGTCCTTCTTATCTGATCTCTTGTAACGTTCGAGCTGTTTCTTCTCCAGATGATTTGCGCGACGAGCATATCCATCGATTGCCATCGTGTTCCTTTCTTGTAGTGGATTCATTATAGGGTCTGTTCCTCACGCGAAAACCTATACCCCGTGTAGGGATATAGGGTTGAACTCAGCGTAGAAGGATGGGCGTGAGCTTGAACTTGCCCTGGGGGATGTCGTAGACGCAGTCGCGTCCGAGCGTCATGACGAGGAAGTCGACCGGCGTCACTTCCAGTAGCGTTGCCGACTGTATCGAAGCGTAAAACTTCGAGTACTTTCGGGAAACGATTACGGTGGAAATGACGGCGGCGACTGCAACGGCATGAGGCGCGTACTTGACGACCTTCTCCTTGACTTCCGAGCGTGTTGGGATGTTCACATTTGTCCTTTCTTGTGGTGGGTTCATTAGAGGACATGTATAACCAGCGGAAGCTGAAAGCCCTTGTAAGGACTTTCAGATGAATATCAGGGGATCAGCTGCGACAGCCGTAGTTGCTGTTGTGAGCCAACACCCTGACTGAGGAGTTCGGGTCTGCATAGATCTTGCAACCATACTCACATGAGCTGATTGCGATTTCGTACATGCGTGCACGAACCGTGGGGTCGGGGTGAATGAGCTCGTTGTGGGAAGTGGTGTACGTGATGTGCATACTTACTCCTTAATGAGGGATTCATTAGAAGCCATGTTCCCTACGCGAAAGCTGAGAGCCTTTGTAGGGCTCTCGCTTGTGATCAGTACGCACTCCAGTTTGGGGCGTTGACGACGGTGCACGAGGACGTTTCTTCGCAGGACTCCTCGACGACGGCCTCCGCGTTGGCCTCCTGCCCGTGGTAAAGGGTGGTGGCGAGTGCGGTGACTACGACGAGGAGTACCATGATGAACACGTTCTTGAGTGTGTGGGTCATTACATTACTCCTTGATGGGTGGTGATACTTGTCATTAGGAGCCATGTAAAACGTGCGAAAACCTAAAGCCCTTGTAGAGCTGTCGGTTGGTGTTGAAGGTTACTGGTCGTTCCAGGCAGGGTCGAATACGACAACGCAGTCTCCTGTACGGTCGCAGTTCTCCTTCATCTCAGTCGCGTCAGCGTTCCACTCATAGAGAGTGGCACCGGTGACGGTGAGGATGAAAAGGAGCACAGCAATCGTCAGGTTTCTTGAGATGTGGTTAGCATGACATGGCGCCCGTCTGGGGTGCCAAGGGGTAGGTAAAGGACTAGTTTATTGATGGTAAATTATGCGGGGCGGACATTGCGAACAAGAACACTAAAAGATGATAGTGGGAGTTGTGGAGAATTAGGAGTGGAAATCAGAGTCGGGCGAGTGATGTATCTGATATAGGATTTGAGAGCATTGGTGCGGTTACGTGTAGTAATCGGGAACAGCGTCTCTTCGCCGGCAATTTAATATTATGATTGGATGTGTGGGAAAAGCTTGGAATTGTGTGGAGTTGTGCATGAATTGCATTAAGGTGGGATAGGGGGAGATGGTAAAGGGGTTGCGATGGATTGTCTAGGGAATGTGTTTTGTAAGTGTATAGTGAAAGTATAATAGGGGTATTGAGGAGAGAGTAAATGAGGGTGGTGGGGGTAGTGGTATGTTTGGGTTATGATTTATGGAGAAATTAGGGATTTGGAGTTAGGTGTAAATGTGGTTATAAAGTATTGAATGAGTTTTGATTAAGTGAATAAGGGGTTTGTTTGTGTGAGAGTATTGAAAGATATGAAGGTTATTGAGTGTTGAAGAAGGATTAAATTAAGAGGGATGTTAGAAGAATGGTTGAGGTAGAGTGTATGAATGATGTAGAGTTAGGTAATTTAGAGAATGATGGAGTTGATGGGGTAAAAGTAGGGTGGAATGTTTGAGAAAGTGTGTTTTATTAAAGGGTGGGGTAATGTGGTGATGGATATGAGGGGATAGGAAGGGGAGATGT